CTGTCTCAAAATAGACCAAAATCTACTGTTCTAATCTTCAAATTTAGCCTCTACTGTCTCAAAATAGACCAAAATCTCAACTTCTGTTATCAATAAAGTTGCATTTTTCTCAATAGACCTTAATATTCTTTTTATTTCTATAAGATTTATAGAACAGATATTCTAATGTTTCACGTGAAACATTCTTTTTAATAGACATCTGTGTCTATTAGCACTATCTGTGTCTATTAGCACTATCTGTGTCTATTGATATGTGTTTAGTGTCTATTAGCAGTGTATTTCGGCAAGATAAATAAGTCTACTGATACTATCTGTGTCTATTGATACGTGTTTAGTGTCTATCAGCACTATCTGTGTCTATTAGCACTATCTGTGTCTACTGAGACTGATAGTCGGCAAGACAAGTAAGTCTACTGTATTTCACCTCCTAAATTATTCAATTATTGTTCTAAAAGAACTGGTAGTGGCAAGTGTTGTTATAGCAGTCGCCACTAACGCTGCTTATTTCTTAAAATAGCAATTTTTAGTGATTGCTTCGTATGCTGCATTATCAGTTATTCTGCATTCTTCTAATAATTGAGAGCATAATTTATCAAATTGTTCATCATACACTCTTTTGCAAGTAGGATATTCTTTTTCAAAACAATAATCATTGATACTATTTACCGCAAATCTTGCGAAATCGGTCAACATCTCATCATCGTTATAGTTTATAGAACTCTTTTGTGCAATTAGGATATCTTCAATATAGATTGATATATTCGCAAATTCTCCATATGCTGTTATGATTATTTTTGAACAAATATTTTTACTATCATTTACTTTGTAGTAAAAGCAATATTCTACTTTCTGTACATTTAATTCCATAATATTTCCTTTTAGTCTGTCATCATCAGGTACCGTAGACCAACTCGGTACGACTAGTAGACTACTGTGAATGAAGTCTACTAGTTTCAACTATCTATTCGTGTATATTGACACCATTTAAGTCTATCAACCGCGAGAATAAAGGACTATTTCAAGTCCCAAGTATGCTCTTTTACTCTTTTAGTTGCCCACTCACTAACCCATTCAGGCCATTCTTCTGTCACATTAGTCCAACGATTGATAACTTTACCACTTTTTGTGATATGGTCTTTTCTTTCCCAAAATATATATTCTATATTTCCATTTTTTCTTGTTATTCTACCAACATATCTGCTAATTTGTCTATTATTCTTTATATGTTCTGGTATATCTACATATTTACATTTTACTGATGGTTTATTTTCTTCTTTTTTCAATTTTTCCGTTTGATAATTTGAGAAAAAGTCGTCAAAGTTATCATATTTCCTTCTAAAATTTAGTAAATCTTGTTCAAATCTCGTCAACATATTACCTCTCATATTCTTTTATTTTTGCCTTTCGGCTGGTAGTGGCAAGTGTTGTTATAGCAGTCACCACCAACGCTGCTTATTCTTTTTCTTCTTTTTCTTCTTTTTCTTCTTTTTCTTCTAATTGTGCTAATAATTTCATTAGATATTCTTTTTGTTCATTGATAGGTAATTTCTTTATACCGTCAAGTGTCATAGGTCTACGTCTCTTTGCATTCTCTTTTATTTCTTTTATCTCTTTTTCTAACTCTGCTATTCTTTTCTTTTCTTCTTCGGTCAAATATCCGCCACGAGTTACTGGTTCTCTTGGTTCTAAGTCAATTTCACACCATTCATTCTCTTTATCTAATCTATTGAACATTAGATATTGACGACCTTCTACATAGTCTTTTATTATTCCTTCTGGTTTATCGTGGCTTAAAATCACTTTTAACTCAATCTCTTTTCCGTCTTTTTCTATCCACATTCTTTGTTCTTTTGTATTCTTTTTAAATCTATAAATCATTTATTTTTACCTCTTTTTATCTTTATATTCTTTATCAGTTTAACGACATAATAAGGTCGGCATTATCTATGTATATATTGGCATTATCTATGTGTATATTGGCATTATCTGGGTTATTAATCTCTTTAAATATAAAAGAATATTTTTTCTTTTATATTCTTTTTATTTTAATATAAGATTAGAAAATCAATCTCAATATTCTCTATTTGATTTTGATAATAATCTTCATCATCTTCATCTCTATTTTTGAAAAATCTAAATGACGAATATTCATACTCATTTTCACCAAAAATCATCTTCATAATATTATCAATTAATAAATATTTTCTATCAATAAAATCATTTAAATAATATTTATATTTGATTAAAAAATAATATTCAATAATTTTTATTTTAATATTTTCATTATTATAATGATTTTCATTTAATTGATAATCAAAAATTAATTTTTTATCATTATAAAAATCAATAATGATATTATTTTTCATTAAATCTTTTATTTTTTCTTCATTTATCATTTTATCTAATCTCTCTTTTATATTTATTTTTTGATATTATTTTTAATATCAATATAAGTATTTATAATCATATTAAAAATACCTATTTTAAATAGAACGGTCTACATATATAATAACATCACGACCGACAGATACCTATTTTAGATAAGCACAGATAAGCACAGATAAGCACAGATAAGCACAGATAAGCACAGATAAGCACAGATAAGCACAGATAAGCACAGATACTTATTTTAGATAAGCATATCACGACCGACAGATACTTATTTTAGATAAGAACAGAACAGAACAGAACAGAACAGAACAGAACAGAACAAATCATATTAAAACGTCCTCAAATTTTATTTATTGTTAAAATAAGTCTCTTATATATGTATAAAAATTTTAGACTAATATTTAAACTATTATTGTCAAAAAGTTGCATAAGTCTATATTATATATGATATAATATATTTATAGGAGGTAAATATATTATGACACGAGAAGAAAGAGAAATGCGCGAATTTGTTTCACGGTTCACTGACCCTAAATACGCTAAAAAAGCCTGGTCGCAGTTTTTCGCTCAAAGTTTGTGTGGAGACGCAAAAGTACTACCACCTCGTTTTGATGTAAAGACTGGTGATACCGCATTAGAAAGTTCAATAGAACAAATGGCTTATGATAATATAAAAGCACGTTTGAAAGAGAATAATATTGTCCGTGAGCCTATGCAAGCAGAGATAATAGCAGAATGTAGTATTATAAGAGCACGATTTAATGATACTTCGTTCAATATAGTCTTAGACAGAACTGCTGGTAAAGTTAAAGATGAGATTAGTGTATCACAAAATGCATATGCTGATTTGAGTGATGAAGAGTTAATTGCTTTACAAAAGTTAAGAGAAAACAAAGAAAGCGAGAGTAATAATGAGAACACTTAAACAATTAATAGATGAGTACGGTTATCCTGTGCTCACCGAAAAAGAATATTCTCTTGTTCAAGAGCATAAGGTGAACTGGAGTAGTTTAGACGGAGAAATTATCATAAGGAAATGCTTGAGAAGTTATCCTGCTTATTTAGAAGCGACAAATTTCGGTTATAAGATGACGGCATATCATTATTCTCTGGCAGCCAATTTACAACGAAATTGTGAGAAAGGTCCCAATGTCGGTAAGAATGGTAAACCTTTAGAATATTCATTAATATTATTGTCAGCACCACCACAAACTGGTAAATCATTAACAATTACAGAAAATTTTCAATCGTGGTTGTTAATCAATAACCCTAGACTTAACATCTTGACTATTGGTTACGAGGCTACGTTTGCTGCACGTTTCGGTAGGCGTAATCGTGACAAGTTCAGTGAGTATGCTCCTATCTTTACACACGGTAATGTAAAATTGTCCGATAGAGTTCAGTCAGTAGAGACTTGGGAAACTATGACTTTTGACAAGTCAAGGAATATATTTACACCAGCCAACGGTGCTATGTATACTGCTGGTATGGGCGGCGCATTGACAGGTAAGACTGGTAATTATATAATTGTTGACGACCCTATTAAAAATATGCAGGATGCGATGAGTGATACTGTCATAGAGAATAATATAGAGTATTATCAGTCAGCCATTGAGACCCGTGCTCGTGGTAATCCAGGTTCGGTCGTTATTGTTATGTGTACACGTTGGGTAACAAGAGATTTAATCGGTTGGTTGCGTACTAACCGTGCAGACTATATAGTCGGTGATTATAATTACGCAGCACTGTGTGATGAGCGTAATCAGTTAGTAGACCCATTATACCGTGATGTTGGTGAAGGTATTTGCCCAGAGATGGGTAAAGACGGTGATTGGGCTGAGAATATTAGAGATAGTTATATGGCTAGTGAAGGTTCACACGTATATAATGCACTATTTCAGGGTGAACCTACTGATGAGCAGGGTAATCTATATCATAAAGACGCGTGGAGATACTTTAGAGTTACAGATTGGCACCCAGAAGAGTTTGATAGAATATATTTGTCAATAGACGCTACATTCACAGATAAGATAACTAGTGACTTTGTATCTATGAAAGTTGGTGGTATAAAAGGTGGTAATGACTATTGGCGTTATGCAGTTCGTAAACGTATGGACTTGCCAGATACCTTAGATAAGATACTTAAAATTGTTCGTAAGTTTAGAGAGATTGACGTTATCTATATAGAAGATAAAGCCAACGGACCTGGTATTATATCTGTTTTGCGTAAATGGCGTCGTAAATTAGGTATAAGTGATAATGACTTTCCAGCGGTATATCCTATACAACCAGAAGGTGGTAAATATTCACGAGCACAGGGTGCTGCTGTTTATCAAAGAGATGGTCATTGTTATATACTAGACCCACGAGATGGTGCGTATTTTTCCGACAAAGATGACTTTGACGCTGCCGAGTATGTAGATATGTCGTCAGTTGATGCTACTATATTTGAGTTGTCAATATTTCCATATGGTGCACACGATGACTTAGTAGACGCACATTCACAATCTATTATTAAAAATGTCGGGCTTTTAATCGGTGAAGAAAAGCCTACAGTCGTCAATAGACGGTTCGCACGGTATACACAGTGGTACCCAGAACAAGAAGAGGACTATAAAAAACTTAGAAGTGTAGAACAGAAGAGAGAGTTTATACGCTTGAACGGAGCGAATATTAAGTGGAAGCCTAAGAATGAGGGTGGCACTTATGGAGTAATTTAAAAGGAGAGCAGAATGAAGAATAAATATCCTGGTATTAAAGATAGTAGAGTATTAATGTATCTCAATGAACTTAATGCTAAACCGTATGTTAATACCGATGAAGAAAATTTATTATTGTCATTATGGGATAGAAAGTTTCAAATAGCGAGAAATGAGTATGAAAGGTCGCGATGTAATAGTAAGAAAGTCAAATTATGGCGTGATGCATACGAAGGTAAGATTAACGCACTAGATGAGAATGGTGAATTAACAGATAAACCATTAAAAGCCATACGTAAAGTAGCATATGAATTGGTTGAGAATAAAGTCAATTCACATATTCCAGCAGTTAAGATGACACCTCGTTATGTCGCAGATGTTACACCTGTCAATGTTACAGAGAAACTCATAATGCACAATATTGATAAAATGCTGAGTGAGCAGATAAACGATGAGAGTGAACATAATGTCTTAATTGACGCTACGAGTTGGTTTAAAGTATCTTGGAACCCATTTGATAATACACACGAGAGGTCTGGTAATCCGTCTGTTAGTATATGTTCGGTTGATAACGTTTATCCGCAACCTGGTGTTAAGAATTATAAAGACTTAGAATATATATTTGAGATTGGTAGTATAACCGTTTCACAGTGTATAGATTTATACGACAGATATATAGGTAGTCCTATGAATAATGATATAATACCTACTGTTACTTGTTATTTTTTGAACGAAGATAGATATGTAGGTATGTTTATGTGGTGTCCAGAGACTATGCAGGTCATATGTAATGATATGGAATGGGGTATTAGAAAACGGAGAGAGTGTACCGTTTGTCATAAAGTTGTAAATATAGAAGACGAGTGTCCTATTTGTCATAGTCATTCATTTAAATACGTACCAGTAAAAGAAGAGATATTACAAGAAGATTTGACATTAGTACCTAATGACTATACAGATGTATCAGCGATAACAATACCTGCTGGTACACGAATACCGTTTTATCTCGTTAGACAGTTACCATTTGTTCCATATAAACGTGTATCTGTTACTAATTCTATTTATGGTATAAGTGAAGTAGAGTTAGTCTTAGAGAACCAAGACCTTATAAACAAATTTTATAACAAAGCAGAAAAGAAATCGTTACGCAGCAAAACTTGGGTTACTAAATTTGCACAGACTAATATTGACAATGATGGTGAAGATGAAGTAACTATTATTGATGCAGATAGCCCAGAAGAATGTAATGCTATACAAGTTAAACAGATAACTAGTGATATTAGTGAAGAGATAACTCAAGCGCAGATTATGTATGATGTCGGCAAGTCTACGGTCGGTGTCAGTGATACAGACCAAGGTAAAGCCGACCCTACGGCTCGTTCTGGTAAAGCGAAACAGTTACAATTACAGGCGTCCGCGTCTCGTGAAGCGTCACCTACTACACTTAGAAATGCAGCATTTGCTGGCGTATATGAGTTAATATTTAAATATTTATTGGCATATTGTGATGAAAATCGTTCATTCGTTTCAATGTTACCAGACGGTACAAGAGATGAGCAGACCTGGTCTAAATATATGTTCTTAGCACAAGATGATAACGGTGTCTATTATTATAGAGATGACTACGCATTCTCCGTTGATACTGCTACTGAAATAACACAAGATAGAGCGTCAATGTGGGCTATGATTGATAATGATTTTATTAACGGTACAATGGGTACTACAATAGACCCATTAGCAGCATTAAAGATGTATTGGCAGATGAAAGACCAGTATGGTTATCCATTGGCTAAATACGCACTAGATTTCTTAGAAGAGAGAAGTAAACATTTACCTAGTGATGTTGAGCAGGCATTGGCACAGAACCCACAAGCAGTAGAGACGGCATTATCGATGTTGCAGAATAATAGTCAAATGGCTAGTGCAGCCTCTACATCAGGTGGTAAAACCGGTCCTAAATCTAATAACGCATCACACGCAGCCAATGTAGAAAAAACTAATAATAAGAACAGAAGTGTCAATGGTAATTCGTCTACAAATTCTATAGCGACATCAACTGGTGGAATGCAAGGAGGTACAAATGGATAGTTATAAAAATAATTTCAGTATACAACAAGGTGAGATATTTCCCCTAAATTTTGAGTTATATTCTAATATTGTCAAAGATACACCTTATATCGTTAGTGATGAGATTGCCAACCCATATTTTGTTATAACACTCGGTGATAATGTCTATGATAAAAATGGTTTTAAAGTATCATATTGGTGTAAATATTTAGGTCAAACATTTCACTGGACAACACCTTTTGAGATAACGAAAGAAGAGTTAGAAAGTCTTAATTTTGTCAATAATAAAATAGTTTGTAGTTCAATAGATGATATAAAATCATTCTTAAATAATAGTTTTATAGAAGATAGATATACAGATGATAAAATGCTTAGAGGTGTATATCATACGACAGACGGAAATAATGATATTTACTACTATTTTAATTATTCATTAGAAGTAGACAATATGTATATTGAGATAGTAGATTATACACCTATCGTAATAGGTCATCAATTTAGAACAGAAGATACTGCGAGTATGAGTTCTAGTGAATATTATTATTCTGTCGTATTATGTGGTGGTGAACTTATGGATAGTCATATTGATGAATATATACGAGCACATAACATAGAATTACCAGATACAATAATAACTTATGAAGATAAATTTAATTATCTACAAAAATTCTATAAAGACGCTTTTCAGCAAGATATAACAGAATATGACAATAATACTCTCGGCTGGATAGATACTATGATATCTATAATAAAACCTACAAGTGTTAAATCTAATAATAATATAAGACAATTAATATAGGAGGTAATTATGAATATATTTGATGATAAAGTAGAAGTAGATAAACCTCAAGGTATATCCACACAATCTCTAATGTTATATGTTCCAAAAGTAACTACACAGAATGCTGGTATTGCTACATATGATAATGAAGATTTTATAATATCAAAAGGTAATGTATCTTTGTACAAATTATATAATATTGCAGAAATAACATACGATGATACACATCTTGCACGAAGTGGTGCTGTAAAACAATATATAGATTTAGTTAGAGTAGACTTAGATGATGTTAAGAAAGAGTTAGCAGAAAAGGCAAGTATTTTATACGTTGATACACAAGATGATATCATAAAACAATCTATCGCAAATTTAAATATTACATTAACAGACGAAATAAATAAAAAAGCAGATATAACATATATTGATGAGAAATTAGATGATAAAGCAGATATAACTTATGTTGATAGTAAATTCAATAATATGAAGTCTTATGTTGATAATAATATATCGATACTTAATGGTAATATCATAACTATAAATAATAACATTGGTACTATAAATGATAGAATAAATGCTATTGTCGGTATAGGTGGTTATTTAGCAGCACATAATTTCGGTACGAGTACACCGACACAACAAGAATTGACAGATTACGCATTAAGTCAAATTAGTAGTATCTCATCTGCTGATGAAATATGGAACGGTACGAAAGTTACAAATTCATACGACAATCATACTTGGGTATTGACTAACACACCTGATACCGAACCTGCTATATTTGAATGGAGTGATATCGGCTTTGAGTTTATATCTACAGCAACAAATGAACAATTGGGTGTAGTTAAAGGTTCTGTTGATGATTACAAAGTATCTGTTGCAGATGATGGTACAATGTCAATCAATAATTTAGAACTAAAATTAGAAATGATAGATAGTGATTTTAGAGATATAGATGCGAAATTTTTAGAAATAAATGGAACGATTAATACTTTGGAAACTGAGATTGAGAATAATATAGGTCTAATAGATAAAGTAGCATTTGTTGGTATTTTAGAAGATAATAGGTTAAAGTTCTATTTAGATGAAAGTCAAAAAGACTTTGAATTTAGAAATAATAGAGAATATAATTTATTGTTACATTTACCATTGACTACATTGACAGGTGATTTAGATAACAATTTACCTATAGATTTATACAATAAGGCTATTAGTCAAAAGAATGATGCAACACAAATAGCACGAATAGTATTGAATAGTATATTGTCAAATGACCCTACTAATACTACAACTGTTGGTAAATTATGTCAATTACAGAATTATTCACCAACGAATGGTTATACGTGGAATTTCAATGGTGATTATAGTCAATATGAAGAAAACGGTATCATTCATAGAGTTATGTATACGACCGATGTTACCAGAGAAAGTAATTCAAGTATGACGGGTAGTGATTTAGCGATGGCTATCAGTGATGCAACACTTAAAACTGGCACTACAGTTATTGTTACGAGTGATTATACAGACAATGGTTATAATTATATAGCGGGTCATACGTATTTAATTCAAGGTGAATGGATAGATAACGAATTAATATTGTCAACATTAGAATTGCAGACAGGTGGAGGTACAACCTACACAGCAGGTAATAATATAAGTATAGAAGATAATGTAATTGATACGAAGAATGTATTGAGATTGGATAGCAGTGATTTACAAGAATGTTCTGGTTTCACCTTAGGTAAAGTATACCGTCCGTCATCAGGTACTATAAGCGGCGTTAATTATGAGCCAAATCGTTCAGGAGATGTTGATTTGAATATTGGTCACTATAAACCAGGAACTACATTAGCCTATGATTACCATAGAATGCGTATTAGAGGCGGTCAATATAATGGAATGATTAGCCACTTACATCAAGGTGTAATAGGTAGTTTAAAATTTCCAATCGGTAATTATGATTTAAATTTGCCTGTAAAAAACGGTACGTTAGCAACAACAGATGATTTACCTAAATATAGCGGTTTAGTATTAACTCAAATGAATGGCAATGTTAATGGAGATACAGTTAATCTAACATTTGATAAAGTTAATCTTGCAACAGGTGAATCAGGCACTGCAGATACTTATGCAATTAACGCTGCGAGTGAAACAAATCCAGGACTAATGACAAGTGCTGATGTAAAAGCATTAAGCGATTTGCAGCAAAGAGTTGGTAATTTAGAGACTAAGACAACTAGATTGATTTATACTGCAAAAACAGACCCAACAGCAGAAGAAATAAATACATTTGTTACAGGACTTGGATATATAGCACCCTTCAGTGGAATAGCAGTAGTAGTTGATAAGACATATCATATATGGCACTATTATGAAAATGATGGCTGGAAAGATGATGGTATGGATACTGTCAATTTATTTACAAATGAAACAGCAGGTGCGATAAAAGGTGCAGGAGAAGTTGCAGGTAAAATATACGCAGAAAATGATGGTACAGGTTCAGTTTACGGTTGGGATGCATTAAATACAAAAGTTGATGGAAAGCAAGATAAATTAACTGCTGGTAATAATATTAATATAACAGATGGCACCATTGATACTAAGAATGTTGTAACTTATACTGACGAGTATATTGATGACGCAAACATTAGAGGAATTAAAAAAGATTCGTTTGCAATAAGGTATACTAATTCAAATACTGACAATTTTAGATTTGAAAGCGGGTATTTAACCTTGTTCTCAAATAATAAATTAAGGTTCTTTGATGCGAGTAACCAATATAAAGGTTTATTTACACCAGATATGTTAAGAAGAAGTGTTTCAGGTACAACTTATGATTTAACGTTCCCAGACAAATCAGGTACATTCGCTTTAACTAGTGATATAAGCAGTGCACAAGGAGTAACAATAACCGCTCTAAGTGGAACATTGACTACTGAACAATTAAATACTCTAAAAGCAAGCACTGAGAACTATATCAAAATGGATGTTGGAGAAGAAGGTAAACCTACTTACTTTATTTTTAGATATGTAGGCACTGAAACTATAACCGTTGAAGGTGTAAATGTTACTGAGATACAATATATTCTACCTCTAGGATACCAATTAATTCTTATTGCTGTAAACAGTGAAACAGGTGTATACGAAAATAAAACAATGAGGTTGCAAAGTGATTTAGATGAATATGTTATAAATCTATCAGGTGAAAGTGGAACATTAACAAGTGAACAAGTTAGCGCAATACAGAGTGGAAACGTTAATACAAGAATTAAATTACAAGTTTCAACAGAAGATACTGCATTGTATTATGCTTATTATGAGTACAATAGTACAACTAATATTAGAGACTATTATTTTGAAGGTATTAGAGACGGTATAGAATATAGTATTCATTGTGAAATTGATATCGCAGGTACAAGCACTTGGACATTGACTAAGAGATACTTAGAGATAGAAGTGCCTTTAAATGACGATGGCACAATAAGTGATGAAAGTCTTGCGTTAATAGAGAAGTATGGAGAACATACTTATATAATGAATTCTAATATTCGTTATAATTTTGTTATAAAAGAAATTGGCAAGAAGAATTTTATAAAGTATTCTAATATTGAAAATGATGTTGGTCGTACTATAACAGTTTGGACTGACGATAAGACTTGGATGGAGCAATATAACTACTTGGCAGAAAAGCCAGATACGAATGGTGGATTTAAATTATACAACGACCAGTGGGAAGCAAGTGAAAGTTCTTATGGCGCATTTAAACAAGTAGTAACATACACACATTATGTGAATAATTACAATGAGTATACAATCTTGCCATTATCAACAAGTCTAAGAATGTGGGCAGAATGCGGAGTTGGGGCATTTGAAGAAACTGCGAACGATATTACATTCTATGCACAAACTAAACCAACAGATAGTTTATCATTTAACATTAAGCACGAAGCAGTAGAGTATAGTGAGGTGTAAGGGTATGAGTAATAAAGAAAGATTAGAACAAAACAATGTGAAAATACAGCAACTTATAGATTTAGTACAAACAAAACAAAGTGGAAATAATGCTATAAGAATAGATTGTGCAGAATTACCTAATAGAACACTAACCTTATATAAAGTTACAGATAGTGGGGATATAGAAGTTGAAGCAAAAGACACGGGCGATAGTGGCGGTAAAGTATCATTCTTTGTCAGTGAGACTGGTAAATATAAGATAGAATGTCAATGGTCGGTAAAAGAAGACGACCAATTCTTCTACTATGGTTGGACTAGTGCGGAAACAGAAATAAACGATATAGGGGTGTATAATATTAAGAGTGGTCAGGCTCTTGCAAATTATACTCCTGATGAAATGCACACTGCTTTGCAAGGTGGTTATTTCTCTACAATGTTTAGTTTGAAAGATACATTTACTTTAGTAAAAAGTGGAAATATCTTAAACAATCATAAATTCTTTGTAGAAAAGATAACAGCAGTAAATGGCAAAGAAATTGTTGATTTCCGTATGGCAAACCAATATTCTGGTGGTTCATACAATATCAACCCAAGATATGCTCATTTAACAAGTGCAAGTGCTACAAGTTGGAGCAATGATTATTCAAATAATGGTGGATACAAATATTCAGTTATGCGCCAAAGAATGATGAAAATGGGCGAAAATGTGTATATGCAAGCACAATCTATTAAGCCAGATGATAGCACTATTGATGGTGGTATTCCATTCTCACAAATGAAATATACTGACAGTAGCGATGTTTCAGCAATTTATTCTTATAATAAAGAAACTGATACAATGACACCATTGACATCTTGGCAAGCAATCACAAGTCGTGAAACATATTTTGTTAAAGGTTATTTCAAAAATGTTGGCACGATAGATGAAAGCACATTTAATGGTGGAAACTATTACACATACAATACAAGCACTTATGTTTATACACCAGCAACAACTTATGCAAGTGGTACAACATATTATGGTTTCTATGAAACATTACAAGAAGATGGTATTTTTGCTGACGCATTAAACACAGCAGGGTTTGGCTCAAATCTTGTTAGATTTAATGATAAGGCAAGTGCTGGTATGACACAAACTACTTATGTGAGTGAGTTCAATGATTATGCTGATATTCCAGCTGTTGAAGAAATTACTGGAACCAATAGAGCAACAGTTCTTATGAGTGGAGCAGTTGGAACAAGTATTAACTCATATAATATTGTAGGCGAAGGAACTAAAAAACCAGCCTATGATGAGTTCAGTATTCAAACAACTGGTTCTTACTACTGGTCTAGGTCAGCCTTCTCCTACGCCACTTACTACTTTTGCGTTATCGACAGTTATGGCTACATCGGCAGCAACAGTGTCTACAATACTAACGGAGTGCGTTTAGGCTTCAGGTTAGGATAAGCAAAATGAAACGATATCAATTAGCAGAAAGATTATTAATAACATTAATAATCGTAACCTATTTATGATATAAGTTGGTATATTGTAAATTATTTAGAAAAGGAGAAACAATTGTATGAAATATGCTCTTAGAAATTATATAGAAAATTTAGAAGATAGAGTAGTTAATAAAGATATTTATATAAAAGATAAAGTACTCTACCTAACTACAGAAAATAATAAATACAAATATGAACATAATTGCTGGTTTATATTTACAGACAAATGGATAGACTTGCAGGGCGGAATTCCAGTTTATGAAACAGATGAAAATATTGATGACAATATCTTTATTAGTAAAGAGGAGGTATAGGGAATGATAGTAAATCAAATATACGGTGGAGGTAAAGAGAACCTAGACCAACAATTAAATACACAAGATACACTTCTTGCGACTTTGCAAAATGACATAAATGCATTGCCTGATACAGGCGGTGATAGTAGTGAACCACAATATGTTGAAATAGACATTTCTACTTCAACAAGTGGTACATTAACGACAGACCAATTAAATATATTAAAGGCGAGTAATCAAAATTATATAAAATGTAAGATAAGTCGTAGTCCTATGGAAACTTATTCTTTCACAAATATAATAGAAATGAGATTAGCATATACCAGAACTAAAACTAACAACGATGTTACAACAAATAACAATATATATAGTTGCACTAATTATGACGATGGTTCGATGTTATTATTAGATACCGATACGGGTGTTTATGAATATAGTAGTCAACAGATACAACCTAGTATAGACTATTATGTTACTTTACAGATTGACAATTATGATAGTGATACTAGTTCGGTTACAACAAGTGGTACTTTAACTGATGAAGAAGTGAGTGTCATAGAAATTTACCATTATAGTGCACAAGTGAGATTTATGTTTAGTAACTGTACATTGAGATATGCTGAGACCGATAATGGTAAGGCAATTTATACAGGCATAGGAGCAGATGATAAATATTATAAAGCAGAATTAGATACTTCTAATAAGACTTGGGTATTGAGTGAAAAATCAATGATACAAGAGTATGTTTACAAAAGTATAACTTATGACAACACCACTCTAGGTGCTCACATAGATGAGATAAAAGGAATGTTAAACAATGAGAACGGTGGTACTTTAGTTAAAATCGGTTTTAAAGTAGGTACTGCGTCATTGGTAGTCAATGCCTATAGTATCACAACCGATTTACAAGAGAATTCTGTAACTTATAATGGATATTCAGCACAAGCATTAGGTGCTGGAAAATATTACGAATTCATACCATCATCTATTACATCGTCAAATACTTGGACACTCAACGGTAGTGTCGGTAATTTCGCAGAGACTAAATTATCAGGTACTATCGTATCAAATGCAACGATTGCAATGGAGAATAATCAATACACATTGAGTGCAACGTGTTCGTATAGTACGAATGATAGTGGAGCAGCAGATAATGGTTTTGTTCTATATCAATATGGTTTCGGTGGTTTGAATATCGCTAATTTAACTTTAGAACATTTAACTATTGTTTATATGGAGCATAATAATGCATAAAATATATGACAAGTATAATTCAGCGAGATATCTAGCATTAATCTATTCATTATTATTGTTATGTAGTATGTTTATGATTATTGATATTCTATTATGGTGTATCTATCCTAATATAATTAATACTTACAGATATAAAAATGATAAATATAAATTTGAATATACAGAACCGTATGATGTATATGATATATCTGTTGATGACGCTATCTATAAAATAAATACTATAACTGGTATAAAATATTATAATTTAGAAATATTAGATAATTTAGGTTATACGATTGTCAATAATACTATGTATGAATTAGACGGTGTTGCTTATAAAAATAGTAATATTATAAAAATTCGTAGTGATGACGGTTGGTATATATTATTCACATTGTGTCACGAGATACATCATTTACTATATCCATACGCAAACGAATTATATGTTGAATATCATACTTGGAAACTTTTATATGAGAGTGACGATATAATATTGAGAGATAGAGCGATATGTGAACTACATCAACAATTAAAATTATTTAATAATGTCGCTGATGATTATAATATAACACGATTATGTTACGAATATTTAAAAGAAAATAATAACATATACATAAATTAGTTACACGATTTGTCTATATAAATCATATAATATATTATGGGAACTTATAGATTAGAGTTGCGGCTATAAGTATATTCTGTTGGTGGGGACAGTATCATATTTAATTAGGAGGTATCAAATGCAAATGTCAGTAAACGATTGGTTCAAAAAGAACAAAGATAATTTGACAGAATTGAGTAAGTTGAAAAATGAAATTGAAGAACTAAGGTCTCAACTAAACGCTACATTACAAATAATAAATGATATGCAGAAAGAGATTAATATTATTAAAGAGGGAGAGAATATATAGTAATATGACAGAATTTTTAGAAATATATGGTGTTGATATTACAGCAATGATTATAGCACTTTCTGGTGCTATAACTGCTGTGGTTACGATGATAAAATCGTTTAAAGCGAATAATAATTTTAGAAAAGATGTTGAAATAACACAAGACGGTATAAAAGAAGGTTTTAAAATATTCGCAGATAAAAAATTAGAAGTATCATTGGGTGAAAAATTTGATAAAAAGTTAGATGAGTTTAAAAATGAGACAGTAAAAGACATCAAAAATACTCTATTTGAGTTGAGAAAAGATGAAGAAAAACGAGTTAAATTACAATATTATAATGCTAAGATATTATCAAATACTAGAGCATTTGATAAATTAGAAGATTATGAACAAAAAGAATTTATTGAAATAGTAAAAAGTTTAGACAAGAGAGAAGATAATACAGAAATAATAGAGATACAAGGTGAGTAATAAGTAATGAATAAAGTTAATAAATTAAAATATCCTACTTGGTTTGTAGTGATATTCTATCTGTTGACAATAGGTCTACCTCTAACTTATATTTTCATAGAGGGTTATAAAGCACCTAGTCAAACATTTAGAATTACATTTACGATTGTTATAGGTCTATGTATCTTTTGGTTATTCTTAAATAAATTTATGCTAAAAAATAAATTTACAGAGATTAAAAGTAAAAAGGCACAATTAGAACACGAATATCAAATTCAAGTAGGCAATACAGATAATATTAAAAAGTTATGGTATGATAATGAAGTGATGTATAATATAATAACAGCATTGAGTATTTTCATATACGGTTTAACTATTATTGTCATAGCATATGGTATCTCATTAGGTTGTCTAAAAGTTAAAGCGATGACGACTTGTATAACTAGTTGTTATGTTGTGGCTTATCTATTAAAATTCTTAGTACTAACTCTAATTTTGAATAATGATACCGAAAATGGAGAAAATGATGAACAATAGAGATTTTAAGAAAATATTTAATATGAATACTATAATGACAACAGTTCTAAATTATGCTGCATATATAGTATTGATAGCGTCTGTTGGTGTATTAATATATCTATCATTCATAAAGACATTAAAAGTATCAATAGATATATTGACATTCAGTGTCTTTACAATCGTTGTAGTTATATTATCATTTGTTATATGGAATATGTTTTATAAACGTAGATATGAGAAAACATTAGCAGATGATATTGCTCAACACGATAAACAAAAATACTCAATACACGTTAGATATTACAATGCGATAAAAGATTGGAATAATGTAGAATTACAGACAATGATAGATGAATATAATAAAAAATATGTCGCAGATTGGTTGTATAACATTGAGATTGAAACTGGAGTACCTATAGAAACCAAATATGTACAAGAGATTGATGAAAAAACTGGTGAAGTAAAATTAGATGAAAACGGCGAAATTAAATATAAGAAAGTATTGGGTATAAAAGATAGACCCTATAAAGGGTTCTCACACAAAATACTTATGTGGCGTATAAAACATCATAGATATCCAAAAAGCGGTTATAAGAGTGCTATTTCACTTATGTCATTATTCTCATATAGCGAAGGACAATTAAATAAGCGAAACTTATCAGCAGATAAACGATATTTTATGGTTTCGGCAGTCTTTAGATTTTTATTAACAGCATTTATTGTTACAATAGGTATATCATTAACACCAGATATTTTAGAAGGCAATTTTTTAGCAATGTTAATGAAATTATTAGTTGGTTTGTGGATGTTGATTTCATCTACCATAAGTGGTTCAATCACAGGTTTAAAATCAGCGAGAATAAAACTTTCTACGGTTGAAGATGTATGTGTTGACTTAGAAAAATGGGCTAATAAAAAACCTATTTTTGAGAAATACAATTTATCAAATGATACACAATCTAATATGATTGAAAATACTGTTGATACTTATGATAATATTTTTACTAATAATACACAAAAGTAGCAAATATGTGATAATATGATAATATAATAATATTATAGAATAAATTTATTCTATTTAATTTTGGTGATAAAGGCGTATTTCACCGTACGCAAAAGGAATTTAATTATATGTCAATAGAAGATGAAATTTCAAATGTAAATATTGATGAATTATTCGGTATCAATAATACTAGTGATGATACGAATGATGAACAAGAAACGACAGATGTTGAACAAAAGAATACTGAAGAAACAAATGATACAAATTTGACAAAAGCAATGAGTGATAGAATTAATGAAGTCAAAAAGAAAACACAAGACAATGTTGCAAAACAATTAGGTTTTGACAATTATGATGATTTAATGAACCATAAGAATAAAGACGATTTTAATGAAGTTGGTATAGATATTGATGACCCTAAAGTCAAAGATATGATTGATAAAATTGTCAATGATAGAATATCTACAGATGAACGATTTAAGAAACTTGAAGAATTTGAAACAAAGCAGAAGAATGATTTTCTAACAGAACAATTAAATGAAATTAATAGTATAGAAGGTACATCATTTACTGCTATAAATCAATTACCTCAAGAAACTATAGATATGTTTGGTAAATTAGGTAATCTAAAACAGGCTTATTTTGCAACACAAGGTGAGAAACTTTTGGCTAAACAAATGAATGGTACTACTACTCATTTATCTAATAAAAATATGAGTTCATCATCTACTAAAATGAGACCTTTAAGTGAAGATGAGAGAACGACATATCGTATGGTTATGCCTGACATAACTGACGAACAATTAGACAAAATTATGAAAGAAGTTTAAAAGGAGATTTATAATGATAGCAGCAAAAAGTGGTTTAATTGCCGAATTTAAAACGGCATATTTACAAGTTGAAAAGCGAATTTTAGGTAAAGTCAGCGACGGTACTGATACTGGTTTAAGAGACACTAGCGATACTGGTATCTCAACTAGTAGATTGGTAACATTAACTGAAGTTACTAAAAATGCTACTGAGAAAGCGACATACGGAGATGATACAGTTCTATATACTGTTAAACCCGCAGCGTCTCTAGCAGTAGCAAATGCAATAATTGCTCAAGCAGATGATACTATGAGAGATGAAGATAAAGATTACAATTATGTTGAAAGATTGACTACTATGCCTAATGGTATAGTTAAGAATAGTACTGATTACAAGAGTGTAGCAGTCTATATGATTACAGACAAAAATGATATTAAGGTTACAGATTTAGGTTAGGAGGCGAACGATGAAGATATTTAATATTGATGAAGCATTAAGGTCACCAAAATACAAAGTACTAAGTGATATTAATGAAGCAATGGATATGTTATATGCAAATAGACAAGAGTTATTTGAGAAAGACAATCCATTGAGACAAATTTATACTAAAACATCACTTGATAGATTTCAAAGAACATATAATTCAGGTGTAGGTTTCAAACAAGCATTTGAACAAACGACTGATTACAGTGTTTATCCAGGTTTCAGTGATGGTGAAGGTTTTAAAGGAACTATAAGTTATAGAATTTTTGGTGGTACACAAATCATAACTTGGCAAACTCTACTAGAAGCAGATAGAGCAGCAATAGTTGAGAGAATTAAGAACTGGCAAACTGCTTGGCAAAGACAATATGTTATATCAGGTCTATTTGCATTAACAGGTATGTTCGGTAAGAAAGTATTTGATAAGACAAGTAAGAGTTGGTACTTTATAAATTCTATAGATACACCAGACGGTGATATTATGAACCCAGCGAAGAACCCTATCTTCACAGCAAAACATACTATTGTTAAAACAGATGATATGAAAGAAGCAGATATTCTTAATAATCTACAATCTAATAAATTTTGGATAGATGTAAATCTTGACGGTAGTGACCCATTCGCAGTACAAAAATTAGCAAATGGTCTACAACAAATTAAGACTTATATGAACAAATTGAAAGATGATAATGGACAATTAGCAGGTGTAAATGGTGCTAAGAAATTAGTTACGACTGAAGATAGTCAATTAATTACTGTCTTAGATAGTATTCTAGCAGCAGATAATTTTAGTGATGCTACAGGTAAAACAGTTCTAAACACTATGAAGAATGGTTTCACAAGATACAGTACTGCTTATTTAGACGGTGATGCAGAACACAGTATGCCACAATTCGCAACTGATGCAAATGCAGGTTATGCTCACGGTATCTTAATGTTAGACCCAGCATTCAATGCTGCTAACAAAGGACCTATGGAAGTTGAGAGAAGTCCTTTCTCTGTTAAAGTTGTTCCACAAGATAACCCAGAAGGTGTATTGTATATCGGCAAACAGTTAGCAGATTTCACTTGTTTAACTTGGCAAGGTATTGCTTATATCTTTGTCGGTAAAGAAAGTGATTTGAGTGATACTGCAACTGATTGGAATTATAAGAGTTCATTTACTAAAATTACACCTAAGTTCTTCAAACCTACAGTGGCTATTGATAACACCACTGATACAACAGAACTTAAGGTTCACACAACTACTGATAAAGACGTATAGTCTAAATAACATATGGTCGCAAGACTATATGTTTATGGGAACAATAAGGTAATTACTTATAGTTCTCAATTATTATAATTATGAGCGTTTATATTAATACCTCCAACTGATATGAACTTGCTCAATAGGAGGAGTTATGTTTACTTATGGTTATATCCGTGAGGCTGCTTTAGCACACGCTGATTTGAGTGATACTGAGGCAGGTGATATGCAATTACGTTCGCGTTTTAATTATTATGCGAATGAAGCGATGCAGGCGATATGTGCGTCAAGACCACGTTATGACTATATAAACATTTCTGTTGTTGATGAGTTACAAGATGTGGTCTATAATCAGGCTACATCTTCTTTTGTTCCAGCGACAGAAGAAGATTATATAGTTGTTGATAATGAAATAATACCAGCACCAGGTGTTATATTTGGTACTGATGAACAAAAAGAGAATTATTGGCACGATTTAAATATCTACGCGAAAGGTGAATTATATACTTGCGATGATAATTTCATAGCATTTGCACCAAATAAACAAGCATTTATTGATGATGAATTCGCTAAAATAAATTACGATTATTCTGTTCTAAATGGTAATAAAATAAAGTTCTATCACGTTGGTGAATATAAGATACCAGCAAGATTTATGTGGTTTAATTTCAATAATATAACAGATGATAATACAGAGATAGATATGCCAGCAGATATAATATTGACAATACCGTTATATGTTGCGAGTATCTATTTACAAATAGACAATACACAGAAATCACAATTAATGAGACAAGATTTTGAATTAGCATTAGCGAGATGTGTGCCTACTGATAGAATGATGAACACATCATTGAGACCAACTTGGTAAGGAGGTAGTATGAGAAATTTTTTAAAGACACCTCAAACTGTTACCACTAGTGATATTAAGAATTACAGTAAATATTATACACAAGGTAATTTCACTGGTATAAAAGAGAATGACAATCCTATAACCAGTGATAAAAATAGTTTCATAGATTGCGAGAATGTCTACGTTGATAATGAGAATAGATTGGTAAGCAGATTGCCATTGATAAATGACGAAACGAACACGACAAATAATATAGTAGATATAATAGAATATGGCGATTTTATTATTACGATAAATAAAATAGATGATAAATACAATATCATTATTAATGCTGATTTAACTAGTGATAAAACTACTATCTCTAATGTTGATAAATATCATATTGCTCATATAGAAAATTATATCATAGCATTTACAGATACTGATGGTTATGTATTTGATATAAATGACACATTAGGTTGGAGGCCTATACGAGAATACGCTGATATACCAGTTACTAAGAGTGTAGTTGGTACAGATGTCAACGAGTATGATAGTAATTTGTTTACTAAAGATTATGAAGAAGATTATATTTATAAAGACAATGTATATCCTATATTACCAGATAATACAGATAGTGCTAATATAGAGATACAGACAAACAATACTAATCAACCTGAATACGAAATGAACGATATCGCACATTGGACTGATTATAAACTCACTAAACAACTAAATGTTACTCTCAGTACGAATGATAAATTTTCCGTAAAATATACAACTAGTGGTAATATATTGGCAATCGCTAAAAGTTATTATTTTTTATTGTCGTTAAACAATGGTGATACATTCGTTAAAATAGACTACCCTGAAAACTTAGAGACACCGTATTATTGTGAGATAGATGATATAGGACAGAATATATTTTTTGTCAGCAAGACGAGTGTGTACAGATACGCAATAGGTAGTGACGACTATCACGCTACTTGGACAGAATTTGAATTTGAAGATAAATCACGTAATATTGGAAATACATCACAAATAATTGGTAGATTTTTAAATGCTACAAATTTTGCATTTTTTGTTATATATCAAAGTGGTGAGATACAATCTAAAATGTTTTATTGTAATAACAGTACGAATGATTTAGGTATTGGTATAGTTAAATCTATAAGTGATTTTGTACCAAATACTGATACCAAATTGCAGACTGATTATATGAGTAGTCAACTGAATAGAGACGGTTTTAGACTATTTTGTGATTTTACAGACGGTATCAAATTAGGTATAAGTGTTTATACCGGTGATACTAATAAAAACAGTACGGTATATTTTTATGACAGTTCTATATCTACAAGTCAAGTATTTTCACACGATTTCTCAGCGTGGACTATACTTAAAGATTTTTATATAACCGAATATACTGATGAACAAAACTACAAATATACATTATATGTTTATCATCATAATATATCTCAATCTACTGGTGAAATGCGTTGGAATTATAATAAATTTGATTATGTTCAAACTGGTGCCGTTGGAGAAGGTAGTGATACCACGATTAAGATATTGTCATATAGTTACTTTCCGCCATATGAATTAGAACAAGTTTTAATAGCAGATAAAAAGATTTTTACATCACCTATTGAGAGTTTTGATTTACCAATAGATGATAGTAGACGAGCGACGTTTGTTGTAGATGATTACTATTATATATTAATGTATAATGGTTCTATTTATACTAATAAATTATCAGTGAATGATATTGTTACGATTAAATATATTCATAAATTTACAGAAGATAATAAATATACGAATGTACCACAAGTTTCTATATCTGGTGAACAATTAATGTTAGCATTTGATAATAGTACAAATATAACTTATAATATAAATAAAGACGGTAAACTATTGTTATCTATGACCGATATTAATTCACAGAAATATATAAAACCTGTAACCAATTTAGTACAAATATCTACGACACAAGTTGCTATATTCTTTGAAGATGATATAAAGATATGTAGTAAGACAGAAGATAGTACACAGAAATACGGTTTTAGATATGATTATTATAATACAAAATTATCAACTGGTATAAGATTGGGCGATGACGCAATAAATACGTTAGAAGGTTCATACACTTTGTTTCCAACAAGAAAAGGTTTAGCATCTCTAAATTATCAAGCATTTATGGCAACAAGCGACCAGGTTATACAATATATAAGTGATAATATAAAAACTATATGGACTGAATTTTATGATAACAGTAGAGAGATTAAATTGATACAATATGATAATGAGATTATGATTACAAATGGTACGAATACGATATTATTGTTCAATATATCTAAATTGACTTGGTATAAATGGACGGTACCAGTAAATATTATAAAATTATTGACTAATCAAAAAGATTTGAGAACAATTATCAATAAGACTGGTAACAATTTGTGTATTTTTAAATATAAAGACAATAATATAGATTACTATAAAGATTATATTAATAATATAGAATATAATATAGATTGGTATATAACATCTGCTTTACAAAATTTTGATGCACCAACGTATTATAAGAATTTAAAACAATTAGTATTTCAATTATGTGATGAAGAAGATAAAACTAATAGTATAAATACTATAATTCGGTTGTATAGAAAACAAATGAGAGATAGTCAACCTGAAGAAATAAAATTTGTCATAGACAAATACGGTACGATTGTTAAACGATTTAATTATTGGAAAATAAATGTATTACAATGGGGATTGTCTAATAACAAAGATTTTGATAACAATAGACAATTTAAATTATCTATGATAAGTATGAAATATGAAATAAGTGATGAAGTAAGATAGGAGGTAAAATGAATACAACATATCAAGGTTATTTCGTTCCAACATCAATGTCGTCTAATTATGTACGAACTAAGACTAATACACAAGGAGCGAATGTTTGGGATACTGAAGCCGCAGAAATAAATATAGATAAACAAAGAGCATTGCAAAGTTTAAATGATAGATATAGTCAATCATTAAATGACGCGTATGCTAATTATTTAGCACAGAAAAATTTAGTTGCAAATTCTTCTATGGGACAAGGTTATAAAATGGCGTATGACAAAGCATTGGGTCAAAATTTCGCAGCGACAGAACAAGAATTGACTTCTAATGTTACTGAGGCTAGACAAACAATAGAGAGTAGTGCTCAATCAGCATTAAATCAATCTCAAGAAAATTTTGAAACTAATGTCGCAAATCTAAATAGAATAGGTATGCTGAGTGAAAGTTATTTAAATTATGTTAAATCATTAAGAGATGTAAACAATGAAATGACATATTTTGGTAATACAGACTTAACAAGTAATGCGACTTTAAATGATTTATATGCGAAAATGATTGGTACTGGTGATTTATTAACAGATGAAACTATTGCTGCTGGTTATGTAGATGAAGAAAATCAAGCGGCTAAATCATTTACGGAATTCGTCAACAATCAAATAGATAGTGATAAAGATAAAGATTTTTATGACTGGTTCTTAACAAAAGGTTATAATGAATTTAGAACTGGAGTACAAGATAAGACACGAGAGTATATGACAACTAAGAGAACAGAATTGGACAACACTATATTGTCTAATGCATTAGAGAGTGGTAGTTATACTGACCCTTATACTAATAAAACTTTAAAATTTGAAGATAATAAAGTTAAAATAAATGATAAATATTTAGCAGATACAAATGAGTATCTAAAATCATTGAGTAAAGACAATATGACTTATGTTTCACAAGGTAATAAATTATATAAATTATCAGTAAAAAACGGTGAATACGAATTGACAGATGGTATTAATTTTAAAGTATTTAACGATAGTGCGAAATACGACCCACGTGGTTTTAAGATTAATGGTAAATTTTTGAAAAATGATTTTTCGTATTTATCACCAACTGGTACGAGTAATTTGATTAAAGAACTTGAAAAAAATAATCATACGATAAAATCAAATGAGATATTTTACTATAATGGTAATACTTATATTGCTGGTAATGTCAACAAAAGAACAGGTAAAATAGAACAGATATTCAAATTGAAGTAGGAGGTAGTAATGAAGAAAGAGAAAGCGACTAAAAGTTTAATTCCTAAGAAAGCAGAAATAGGTACTAGTTATGACTATTTGAAAAATACAGACCCAAATGCTTATTTTTATAGAAAGTTCAAAGATGAGAATAATGAATACCTAAATGACAATATGTGGAATACCGCAACTCAAAGTGGTCAATTAGATAGTTTGATTTATTTGTTGAATAGTGGTAACATAGATAAAGAATATTTTGATAAATATAAACAATATGAAAATATGGCTGATTATGATACTTATATGGCAACATTAAAATTGAATACTTATGATGATACCGAAAAGAAATTGCGTGAAAATAATGTTGAGATGACAGATAGAGAATATATGAAAGCAATACTTGATGAACAATATAGACAGTTTGATTATAAAATCATTGAAGATGAAAAAGCAAATATGAATATATTTAATAAAATTGCAAGTGGTACTGGTTACGCTATAGGTACATTTGGTAAAGAAATTGCGAGTGGAGTTTTAAGTTTAGCACAATTAGTACAAGGTACTGGTTATTTTCTATGGGCTGGTATGAAAGATACTGCCGATTTAATCGCAACTGGTGGTAAAAATCAATTAAATATGGGTACTGAATTTTTAAGAGCATTTGATGATATAGGTGATAGAGATATCATAGACAAATCATTGACATATTTACAAGATGAGTTATTAGCATTTGAAGATAGAATGTATAGAGATATATTATATAATACAGATTTGGTGAATGCTGAAGATGCTCAATATTTAGACGATGTTGAACGTGGACAATTGACGATGATAGAATATCTTGCTAGAAAGAACAGTGGCGCGGGTATGAATTTCGGTGGTGAATTCGTTAAAGGTGTAACTGAAGCGATAGGTTTCTTAGTACCTAGTATTGCTGTTAGTAAAGTCGGCAATCTTATTGGTAAAACTGCTAGTAAAATTGCTAGAGCAACATTCTTTGGACAATTAGAGAGTAGTAATATAAAAGAGAATACGCAAATGTATTTGTTAAATGGGTCATCATTAGAACAGATAAATGCTGCAGAAGTGATAAGTAATGCTACTATAAAAACTAGTTTAGAATACGGTATTGAGAAATTGATGTCATTTACACTAGGTTCTACATTGCTAGACGGAATGATAGGTATGGGTACTAATAGAACATTAATATCTAGTACTAAGAAATTAGCGAGCACTTCTAATAAAGCGCAGAAATCTGTTGAGAGAGTGAATAAAGGAATTTATAAAGGTGATAAAGCAGGAATAGTTTCTCGTGGTTGGACAAGATTAGGTATAGACGCTGCTAAAGAAGGTTTAGAAGAAGTTATACAAGATTTCTCTAATAATATGGTTGACTTAACATATGGTGGTTATTATGCAAAAAGAGGTGCAGATAATAACAGTTTAGAGAACTATTTTCAAAGTTTTATAATCGGTGCATTTACTTCAGGTATAATATCTTCTGTTAAAACAGGTATAATGAATGAAAAAATTATTACAGCAGACGGTAATATTAAGAATGTTTATGGTTTTAAAGCAATGTCTATACAAGACGCTATGCAACAAATGATTGAGTGGAAGAATGAAATCGTAAACACAAATCTTTCTGTACAAGAAAGACTAGAGAATGCGAAAGCGTTTACAGAGGCAAGTATGATGTTGGCACCTATCTATTCAGCATTTAGTGAAGAAGATTTGACTAAAGCACTTAATATATTAGACGGTTATAAAAATGCTAAATTATCACAAAGTATAAGTTCTAGTACTTTACCTATAAGTAGACAGATAAATTTACCTAGTGTTTCTGTTGATAATAGAACGATTGATGTCAGCGGTGATTACAGTATTCATACTGAAAGAATTAGTAGTGATATTAATGTTATAAGATTTGATAGTGAAAATGCTAGTAAATATTGTAATGATATTCTAAATAAGATTAATGCGAAAAGAGCAGAAATACAACTTAAACCGATAACTAAAGAAACGAGAGATAGAGTTCAACAAGTAATGAAAGATAATGCTGATAAATTAGAAAAAGCAGGTGCGAATGAGATAAATAATATCGTTACAGATGACGGCTGCTATATCAATATTGAAGGCAAACCTATTATTTCAAAAGAACTAAGTCGTATAATAAAAGAATTAGGCATAAAGACAGTAGTTGGTACAAATGGTAATATACTTATAACAGATAAAGACATAATGATTGTTGACAATAAGATATTGGAAACCGAAGATATAGCAACTCTTATTCAAACAGACGCATATAGTAGAGCAGTAAAATCTGCTATATTCATTTATAGAACCAAATATAATAAGTTGTATAATCATATATTGAATACTTATACTCAATGTTATGGTACTGAAGAAAATGCAGAAAGTGTATTTAATAGTTTATTATTTGACAAGAGTTTCTTTATCAAAGTATTATTGTCTTGTAACACAAATGACACTTTGAGTAAACAGATAGTTGCTTTATTTGAGGTTATGAATGTAACCGATAAAACCGTGAAGGCTATCACAGAAAGAGTTACGAATTTTAACACTAAGACTTATAAAGCAGCGATGATAAAGGCAAAAGAAGTATTAAGAGATGGAATTATACTTTATGGTACTCAATATCAAAATATATCACCTATCATTGAAAGAATGCCGAAATCTGTAATAAGTGATGATGTTAAGAAAGAATTGATGAACAATAATAATGTTCGGTTATCTAACAATATAGATGATATTACGAAAGAAAAAGAACCTAGTAAACTTTTAAAAGTACAGAACGATATTATAAATACTTGTGATATTATGATTAAAGATTATCAAAAGAAATTTGATAGTTTAAATCAAAATGATAAAATAAATGCTAATAATATGATAAATTTGTTAAGCGATGTGAAAACACTTATAGGTAGTGACAATCTACTAGATAGACAACAAGGTAAAATATTATTTGTATCTTATCTTCATAGTATACAGAGTACTTCATCTACCACTTATTTACCAACAGATGTAAAAGACGCAACGATTGCTGAGATGCGAAAATCGTTTAAGAAATATACTGGTATATCGGTTAAAGATTTCATAAGTGGTAAATGGACTGTAAATAATCTAAAAGACAATGCGAGATTATATTTAATCGGTTCTGGTATAAGTAATACTTCACCAGAAAATGTGTTAATATCTGCTGCTAAAGAAATAGTATACGAGATAAGTGATAAACAATTTACAATCAATGAGAATGGTGCGTTATTGAAGATAATTAATTTGTTAGACATCTGTGATAAAAAGATATTAGACAGGAAATTTAAAGAACTAAAAAGTGGTAAATCATTTAAAATTAAAGATATAATAACTCTAAGTGATAATAAGATTTTAAATACTTTAGGTGATATTGAAATAATACCTAATAAATCAACTGATGTATATAACGGTGTATATTTCAATAACAATAATACAATAGAAATAAATACAACAAAAGTAAAATCATTTGATAAATTTATAGATACTATCGCTCACGAATTTACTCACGCAGTTGATTATAATTTGTTCTTAAACTTGAATAATAAATATTGGGCTAGAGGTGGTTCTATTGATGATATCAAAAATATATTCTCAAAAAGTGAGAAGAATAGATTTGAGAAATGGCTTAATGAGAAAATGCCATATTTGACTAAATATGCTGATATTCTTTTAAGACAAGAAAATATTTCACCAGACGCATATTTATTTTATATAATGACACAAGGTGAATTAAATGCTTATGGTTTTAATAATATGTATGATATTTCAGGTACTTTGGTAGAACGAAAATCTAGCGAGAAATCAAACCAATTTCAGTTAAGAATGTTAGACGGTACAACGTTTGATATAACACCTATTTATAATAAGTATCTAACAATGAATGATAAAAAGATACCTAAGAAAACAGAAACTAAGAAAACAGAAACTAAGAAAACAGAAACCAAGAAAACAGAAACCAAGAAAACAGAAACCAAGAAAATCAAACAAGAGAGTATATCATTATTTGGAACAACATTATATGATAAACTTAAATCACCTGAGATTTCAAAATCGTTTGGTGACAAAACATCTTATTTCACAGATGATAATGGTATTCATATTCCATTGTTTAGAGGTACAAATACGAACGAACAGTTGACAAATGATTTTGGTAACAATATTGCTTATTTTTCTAGTTCGCCAAAAATAGCAATGTCTTATACACATTTTGATGAATTTACCAAATTGAATGAGATATTGAACGGTGGAGAAAAACTTGAGAATGTAGTATTAAGACCTACTTTAGAACAATATGTCATAAATGCTACTAGAGACGAAGTTTTAGTGATAAATGTAAATAAAAGATATTGGGAAAATATGAACGATTTTGATTTATCTACTGACGATTTCGTAGAGTATTTTGCTAAACAAAAGAAATATAAATTCTTAGTTATAAACGATATTGTAGAAGATGTATCATCTATAACTGCTACAAATGTTATAATGTTAGGTGATTATAGAGATAGAATTACAAAGATATCCAAACCTGATACTCGTTTTGAGTTATCAATGGCTAGTGATATTTTACCTTATCACAATGAAATATTCAAAAAAGATAATGATGAGAATACTGCTAAAATTGTTGAAGATTATACTGATTTCTATGAACATTATAGAAACAAAATGAATTGGAAAGAATATTGTAATAAAAAGAAATTACCTTATACAAATGATAAGATAGATTATTCTTCTTTTGTTAAATATAGAAATGAATATCTACAAAAGATAAAGAACGAATTGACTTATATTTATAAAAGTGATAATGTACAAAATTGGAGATTTAATAAAGACACAATAGATAAGATTATTAAAGACTTGTCAATAAATAAAGACTTATCAAAAGAAATTAAAAACGGTATTTTGAGTTCGTTCTTAGATATTTATAATGAGATTGTAAATTCTACACCTGAACCTAAAAGAACTATTGTTAAATATAAAACAGATTTAGAGGCACAAAAATTAATAGATGTATTTGTTAAAAAATTTGACTATAAGAAAACTAATACTATAAATTTAGATAAAGATATTAAGATTAATGATAAACATTTGTTCAAAAAATATGATGAAGATATGACCGTAGATATTTATAGCAAAAATGCACCATTAGATATAGATGAATTGTCTAGTAAATCTATATCTAAATTAGAAGAAAAAGTTACAGACAAAAAGGGTTATACCTATATAAATAAAGAAATCGCATCAACTGGTAAATTTGCTGCATTTTACGGTAAAAGAATAACAAATAATATTTATTACACAATCGAGCAAGTGTCACTTTTAGATGATTATGACAATTTATCAGGTCATTTCAAAAAGTTAATAGAGAGTGGTGAATTGAGTGATACAAAACTACAATATTATTTGTCAAATGTGAAATCGTTAAATGACTATACATTTAAGTTCTTAGCATTAAATTATTATAAAAATGCAGAATTGGCAAAACTCACTTTTAAACAATTTAGAGATATCTTAATGAATATTAGAAATATAACTTATAATGCTGCACTTAAGAGTTCTGTAGAAGCAAATACAGTTATGTCTGTTGACAATATATTAAAACTAAAAGTGATACCTAATCTTACGAAATTGAATGAAGAATATTCGCCGTTTAGATTACAATTCGCTGACTTTACAGCAGATTATTACTATAATACAAAAAGTAAAGATTATATACCTGTTATCGGTGAAAGAGATGTTGGTATAGATGACTTAGATGAAGAAACTAGAAGTATGATAAAAAGAATGACAACAGGAAATAGATGGTTACACGCGAATTTAGTTACATCAAATCCATTACTTGTTCAAGGTGTTCTAATGAAACTTTACGACGGTACCTTACAATCTATAATAAAGACAAATAGAACTTGTCTACAAATATCATATATGCAGAGTTACAGACCAGACCCAAAATTGATAAATGCAGAAACAAATGAGACAGAGCAATCTACCTGGAACTGGATAGACAATGTTAATTATGCAGATAAGACATTCGCAGACGATGTCAATATTTACGATGATAGTCAAGGTGGTATAGATGATGAAATTGAATTAACTACAGACCAAAAATTAGAAAGTATAAGATTATACGTTTATAGACAAGAATATGAAAAATGGATAACGGCGATTACTAAGAAATTAAATGAGACTAATAAAAATATAACTTTAGAGAAGTTCTTATCTATGAATATGACTGACAAATATGGCAATTCTCTTGATGTTACTAAATTGGAATATATTAAAAATAAAGCATATGAAAAGGCTGATGATACTATTAATAAAATAAATAACATAGACAATGATTATGATAGACAAGAATTTATAGACAATCTGTACCGAAAGAGTTCTGTAGTTATAGATAATAAGTTGGTTATTGAAAGTACTCAACCCAATTTAGATACTATAAATAAAGATACTAAAGTATATAAGAAACGAAAAACTCAAAAAACTGCGAGAGAAAAATTATATTCATCAATCAAAAGTCTAAAAACTACTCTACAAAAAAATATAGATGATTATATGTTGTTACCTGATGAACTTAAAAAATTATTCAAAATTGAGAACGGTAAAGTTATTGAAAAGAAAATAACTAAAACAGACACAAAAGCGAATAGTGAAGTTATTATCTCAAATATCAATAACACTAATGATGAGAAAAAAGAATTTAAACAGAAAGTAAGAACGACTACTCAGTATCGTAATTATACCGAAGAACAAATAAATGATTTGACAGGTATAATTTTACAAACTGTACAAAATATTAGACGGTATAGAAAAGATATAGCAAAAATGGCAGATGAAACTGAAAAGAATAATAGAAAGATATTAAAGAAAATGTTGAGTAATGACGTAAAAGATAATAAACCGATTGTTCAAAAGATAAATGTAGATTATGTAAAAGTAGATAATGCTGTAACACATACTGTGAACAATAATTTTCAAGTAATCGCAGATAGAGCGCCTACAAAAATGGTTACAGATTTATTGTCTACGACATTTAGTAAATCAGCAGAACGTAATATTCAAGCAACCGGTGATAAATTAGTTGTTGATACTTGGAACGGTAAAGAATTCTTTAAACAAAATGCAAACACTTTTGCAAATGCAGATGTCTATATGTTAGAAGAAACCGCTAGATGGTTCTTATCTGCTAAACTTAAAAATATGTCAATAGCGTCAAATGAATATAAATTATTCACAGCAGCAAATTTCTATTTTATGATGTGGATACAATCACAATGTAGAGACGGTGGTAAATTTGATAATTTTGATAGAGATTTATTTAAAGAATGTACAGCGATGTATAATAACTTGATAAGTTCCAGTGGTGCACAAATGGGCGCACATAGAAGTCTTATTCATCAAATAGAACCTGAGAAAGTCGTTGAAGAACAATCTATTGTTTTAGACGGTATATCATTAAGCAAAGAAGAACGAAAAGAGTTATTGAATGCCTCAAAAACTATGAATGTTGATAAAATCAATAAATTACAAGATAAAATATCACAACGAATATCACAAGAAGTGGAACATCGTACGAGTTTCTTATCTAAAATCACATCTATACGACAATCATTTATGTTATCTAGTCCATTGACTTGGATAAGAAATATAGTATCAAACTATGTATTGAAATCATTAAATAAATTGTCCGACAAAATAGGTAATTTATTACTTAATAAATACAAAAGACATCAAGATGTTTTTGTAGACCAGTACAGACTTAATGTAAAACCTACCAAAGAAACCGTTGATTTCGTAAACAAGAATTTTATAGAGAATGAGTTATATGACAAATTAATTTCTCATTTGTCTAGGTTCAATAACAATGACTTCTCACAATTAGATAAAGACTTTACTGGTAAACCAACATTAGAAGCGATATTTACTAAAATAGTAATTGATAGTCTTTATGCAAAATATTATACCGAGAATACCTTTAAGAACAATAATATCGCTGGTAAAGCATTTAATGAAATTCATAAGTTTATTATGAAAATGTTGAGTGATAATAATATAATCAAAAAAGTATCATTAGATTATTTCGCTAAAATCTTACAAGAAAATAATAGAGATTTATCACAAGGTTTAACAGATTTCGTTATGCGAGATTTTGTTACAGCGTTCCAATTAGGTTTAAATGACTATATGCATAGTGATAATATGTTTACAGACATTAGAGAAGCATTTGTCAATAAAGGTCAAGTTGCACAATTTCTATTTGACAATACATTACCGTTTGTTGCTACAACTTGGAATTGGTTCAAGACGATGTTAAAATTTACACCTATCGGTATAATCAAAGGTACTTGGACATTAATACACTTAGATAAAGCATATGATAAAGCGGACACTCTTTATACTGCTTCAGTTCAAAAATTCTCTAACAAATCGTTAGACCCTAAACTTACAGCATATTTAGCAGCAAGAGATTTAGGTTCTGGTATTATAGGTACAGCACTTATAAGCATAGGTATGCTTATGGGAGCACTTGGTTGGCTAGATATTGACGATGACGATTATGATGTACCTAAAGTCAAATTTACGATAGGTGATGTTATAGTAAAATTAGACGTTAGTTCTGTATTCGGTAGTTCTTCATTACTAGCAGGTGCGGCATTAGTTATAGACGCTCATAAAAACGGTGTATCTCTTGAGAACATAATGAAAGGTATAGGTGCGAATTTAGACTTTCTAAATACACAAAATCCAGTTATGACATTATTAGAGTTAGATATGGGACAAGGTACCGCATTAGATAAATTGTCTAATTATGCTCATAAATATTTCTTATCATTTATACCTAATTTCTTATCATTTGTTAGTGGTTCAATATTTCAAACTGGTGGAGAACCGGTTAAAGATAGATTGTATCAAAAGGCACTTGCTAAATTACCTTTCGGTGATTTACTATTAGATAAAAAACGTAGTCCGTATACGGGTGAATATACAACTGATTATTGGAACAATTTAATTAATAAAGGTGTACCATATATTAGTTATAAGATTGCTAGTCAAAATGAACGACGAAGTACAGAATACGGTCTAAATAAATCTCAATTAAAAGGTAAATATAATATAAATGGTAAGTCATTTACGGCTAATAATGTTGATGAACTCAATAAACTATACGGACAGATGAATGCTAAAGAATTAACAGATTTCTATTCTAACAAAACATTCTTTAAAATAAAATCTGGTACTAAATATAAAACGTTATCATATAATCAAATGACTGACGAGCAGAGAAAATCTATCGTTCAAAGAATTATGAGTAACAATGCAAATATTATTAAGATAAAGGCTTGGACAGATAAAGGTAATCTATATTACGCAGATAATACTTTGTATAAAGATTTAATAAAGGCTGGAGTTGTAAAAAATGTATATAAAGGTAATAAAGGCTATGTAGAAAAATAGGGCAAATCGCTCTATTTTTTCTCATATTCTCATATTGATTTTAAGATAGATAGATTGAATGAATATATATAAGATTGAAGATTATAAGATAGAATAAATTATTCAATCTATATATCTTAAAATCAATAATTTTCTATATCTATGATAGATTTTAAATATCATTTGAGAGATATAAGATATTTTAAGAAAAAAAAGATAGTACCATTGTACTATCTCATACCGAAATTATATGCATCGTTGATTATTAGTTGTTTATTCAACCATATTATTTCTTGTTCATCTCCATATATCGTATATACTTCATTTGTTAGTGGAAATTGTAGTGTTAAACTTTCTTTGTCTTTATATATACAATATATACTATGTTTGAGTTTTAACATTTTAGAAATACACCAACTCAGGCATCGTTCTTTGTTATTAAACTCTTGTGGTAATATTTTCTTTACATTATCACACGCTGCGAACATGTAAACCTCCTATACATTAAATTTAGTTGTTTGTTCTAATTTGTCATTCTTCATTTCATACCAAGTTCTGTCTAATACATCACCTAATAGATTTACGTAGTAACTATAATCTATATTCCAACTTTCACCTGTTTTTATATTTATCAATTTATGTTTCTCTATTTTATAGTGATTTAAGTTATCATTAACAATTAATGGATGAGGTGGACATAATGGAACTGTTGCTTCACTTATAATCTCATCACCACTGTATTTTCTCTTTTTAATTATTCCTAAATTGTCATCAGTAACTGCTATAACTCTCGCTACTTTACCTAATTCTACTGTGCTGTCTTTATTATATTGTACCATATCTCTATAAGTACCACCTTTCGTACAAGTAGTTACAAAGAAATCTACACGAGTATCATTATAAATATATTCTACTGGGTTTATCGGGTTATTTTCAGCAACAGATTTATAATATGCAATTTGTGCAGCAGGTACTACATAATTTGATAACGGTCTACAATGATTATAACCAGGTTGATAGATACTTGTAACGAACGCAGCACCTTTATCTTTAACTTCACCATTAGGATGAATGGCGACATAATTATTTACATCTAGTTGCCATAATTTACTATCTTCTTCAATCTCAAATATGAATTGACTTATTGCTGAAAAATCGTCTACTATTTTCTTTATTTTGTCAAAATCGTTTCTTTTTGCATAAACTAGAATACCATCCGTATTGTTTTGTATAATCTTTATACCAGGTACTTCTGTATATATTTGACTACCTAATGCGATTAATATCATTTGTCCAACACGACATACTTTACTTCTCATATAATCATCGTAGATTGGTAGATATTTATTACCCATTGCTCCATAAGTTGTGTTCAATATAAGTTTTGCAGCCGCTACAAAATCTTTATCTTGTTTAGACCATTCACTTTTTGGTGTAAATTTCAATTTGATACGACGAGTATAAATTTCTTTTAGTTTTTCTGGGTTACGAACTGCACGACTTATAGAATTACAGAATATCATAACAGATGTGTAACAAGAAGATACATCAATGTTATACATTGAATATTCATCTGTACTTTCTACATATAGACCATCATTTTTACCCGGTAGTTCAAATACTGAGTGTAGACCACCATCACCTATACTGTATTCATTCTCAAATATATGATGAATAGCAAGTTCTTTAAGTTCTTTAGCACCATAAATTTTTGTAGATAATTGTTTTGTCAACAATATATTATAAATATCAGCAGGTATCCATTTTCTAAAATACTCGTCTAACTTTTCATTTCTAATGGTTATCGTAGGGTCTACAATCTCTGTACCGTGAACTCGATTTGCATCTAAAACTACACAAGATAGAGTTGCGTTCGTATTCTTATATCCAACATATTTGTCAATATCAAATGCATTACACAATACTATTTTCGTATCAATATAACTTCGTTTCGTTGTCGTATAATAAACGTGTAGGGCATAAACATCGTGTTTACAATAGAATATTATTTCATCTTTCTCTTGTCTTGTTAGATTTCTTTTGTTAAATGGTACGGTTGTTTCTCTAATATCCATACCTAACGACGCTTCTTTATCTTTTAAACCTTTAGTTGTATCATCCATTAAATCTTGGTACGATTTCATAACTTTTGTACTAGGTCTTTTAGTCGCATTATATAATGATGAATGTATCGGTGAGTTCATTCTTAAATCATCATCTATTATGGATTGTGATAATATATACAACTGTGACGTTGTATATCCTTTTAACACACCGTATAATATTTGTAAGTCATAACCTTTGATATTATAACCACAACCAATCATATTATCACAAATTCCTTTTAGTTCTTTATATTCATTTATATCAAATGTATCACTTTCAAATACTCTCATTTTACTCTTTATTCTAATTTCATCTTCATCAGTAAATTGATTGTTATACATACCACCTGGATAGTTTTCTTCTTCATTACTCAACACGACACACCACCATTCTGGGTATACCTCAAAGTCAAAAAACGTAAAATTATTCATTGTTATCTCCTTTATCATTTTTCTCATTATCTTCTATATTACACATCAATATTAGATATGTAACAAATGTTAATATCATCCATAATAACCAATCAAAACCTTTTAAATTTATACTGTCTAATACTAGTATTACTATAACAGATATAGCGAATAATATAGATACTAATATTTTCTGTTTCTTATATTTATTCATATTAACTCCATTTACTATTTCTTCTCTCAATTTTTTCTGGTGGTATAAAGACGTAATTTTCATCTCGTGGGTCATTATCATATCTCTCTACCACATAACTTCGTAAACCGACATCAAAGTCTAATAACAAATCTGTTTCCGTCATTAAGTCATCTTGGAACGTCTGTAGACCACTGACAGCATAACCACAATCTACACAGAACATTTTAAAATCAGTATACAACGCTTTGATATCTTTGTGTAATAATGTATTAATAGATATCCCGTTTGCTTGTAACCATTTCTTAACATTAGATTGTCCTAATTGAAATTTTCGTTTAAGTGCTTCTTCACTCGTGGTTATACTAAATGCACCTCTAATGATAACATTATGAATAGCATTAACCGCTTTATAGAAAAAGTATTCCATATCATTATCTGTTATTTTGTCTAAAAACTTTGGGTCTGGGTTAGATATCTTATGGTCTATTTCTACAAGTATCATTCTTCTAAATAACCCATCGCTCTTATCATTGATTTTTGGCATATGATTTGCATTTATAATAATTGTTGCACAAGACACCATCTCTACTACTGCAGCGTATATTTGTCTAACAGATACGGGTTCACTACAGACGATAGATTTAAATCTACCACTATCTTCTAATGCTTTTTTATCACTTGCATCAAAATCTATATTTACTAGTTTATCAATCATTGTTGCTAGATAATAGTCTTGGTCAAACTGATTTAACTTTACAGTAGAAACATATCTCTTGCCTACCATTCTCATTATTAAGTTACAGAATGTACTCTTACCAGTACCACCATTACCTTTGAATATAAAGAACTTTTCAAATATAGAGCGCTTTAATAAACAATAACCTGCAACTTCGTATAAGAACCTCATTTTAACTTCATCACCCATAGATACTTGTTTCATAAAATTGTCTATCGATTCACTATATTCTACTCGTTCGTTGTATTCCCAATCTAAATATACCGTATTGTAATTATCTTTCGTATGTGGTGTGATTGTCAAATTATTCAAATCTAACATACCGTTCTTAACAGAAATTATTGCATAATCTTTATTGATTTCTTCATAAGACTTTTGACTTAATGCTGTTATGAAATCTATAACCTCTTTTCGTTGGCTTGATGTTGCGTCTATATAACCTTTTTCTAATATGAATGTGTGCAACTCATTATGATTCATAGGTCTATAATGTCCATTCTCATATATGTGTATGATATCACCTAATGCTATTAAGTCATATTTCTTTATAAGTTCTTGTGCTAATAAACGCCACTGATTTTCTTTTTTGACACCTGTGCCATCTGCTTGTTCTATGTTATCATACTTTACTTCACGAGCGACTGTTGCTAGAAATGCACTTTCATTCATAGGTCTTGTCCATATAAGTTCATTTATTATTTTTAGACATTCAATACTCTGCTCATTAGTTATCATATTACTCTTACAAGCAATACCTCTAATTGTCATCATAGCATCGCTACCACCACCGTCTGGCATATCTATAAATATAGGGTCATCATCGTGTGCTCGTCTTAACGGTCTCAAGTAGAATGGCAACTCGTCTATATCTTCGCTAGACCAGTCTTTCCATTGTCTAAATTTATCATCATTCACTGGTAGAACAATATAACTTTTACCGTTACCACGACCATCTTCTCTAATACCTAATGGTGTTATGAAACCAGCGAATGTACTTCTATCTTTCATAACTTCTTCAGTATTCTTAAAGAAGAAATGCATACCTTGTTTAGATTGATTAGACCAGAACTTTATATCTTTTAAATACAATATTTTTTCTAGTACTTGTGATGATTTTGGACTATCGTGGTTATCTATATCTATAACAATATAGCCTTTTGGAACAATGAAACCAATTCTACCACCGTCGTTTATCCAATTCTTTGCTTCACCAATATTTAAAGGATGACTAATACCACGACCATCAATCGGTTGTTTATTAGTTTTTCTAATCAATTCATCTTCAAGTTCTTTCTCGTCAAACTTTGCTATTTTAACAAATTTCGCTTTAGGAAATAGTTGACAAAATTTATCAAAATCCATTTATACCTCCTTGTTTTTGATATTCATCAATGTATCGTGTATATTTTGTTTATTTTGTAATGACTGCCAAATTTTATATTCTATGTGATGATTATCATTTTCTACTTCATTTATTAAGAATTTTATTTTACACGGTTTCGTCTGTCCACGACGCCAACAACGATGAATAAATTGTTTATAATTAATGAAACTAAAATCACAAGTATAATATATGATATTCGTACATACATCTTGTAGATTTACCGCTTTACCACGAGAACATTGTAACAATAATATTACGAATTCTCCATTCAATACTCTCGTTTTGAAATCTTGTATATCATATGTGTATTTTATGTTAATTTTATCTAATTCTCTACTTATACATATTGCATCTTCTTGGTATCTGTAGCCGATTATTTGAATATCTTGTTTACAATCATTTACAACTTCATCTAATTTAGGGTTATAAAATTCTGGTACATAATTTGTATACCGTTCTAATTTTTCACCATCTTCTGTTGGTAAATCGTAGTATATAAAACCGTTCAATGCTTGTTGCGCTTTCTGTAATGCTATAGTTTTCTGTACTGTACTCTCATAATCACCTATCTGTAATATACCCTCTAATGCGTTTTTATACGTCTCTGTTTCATTGACTATAAATCTTTTGTATTCTATTTGTAACTCTGGCATATCGTCATTATTATCATAACCCCAAAATGAACAGTAATTATCAAAATGTTCTTTCATCAATCGTTCACCATATGTATTCAATTTCGTCGGTTTTTCAAATGCGCCGAATGGTCCATATTGTAACTCATTTATACAATAATCTCTTTTGAACTTATTACAATTAATAGTTCCACATCTGCCGATATTCAAATTGTGTAATACACAAAAAGGTTCTATATTATTATTACCAGCGATTGTTCCTGTCATTCCCCATACATATTCACACTTCTTTGTTAGTTGATATACTAATTTAGCATATTTACTTTTCGCTCTTGTTACACCAGACCTCAGTGATTGACATTCATCGCAGACAATAATATCCCACTTTACCGCTAATAAACCAGCCTGTGTGTCTTTATTTATAGCAGAACGGTCGGTTACCATAACTGTATACTTTGGTAAAATTTCTTGCGGATAAATATCTGTCATCCACATATTTTTTATACAAGTCGCATCGGACAATATTAATACTTTCGCTCTACCGTTCATTCTCTTATTTATTTCATTTATACAATGAACTACTGGCATTGATTTGCCTTTACCAGGTTCATAACACAAAACATAATGTTTCTTTTCTAAAAGATTAAGTTCATCTTTTGCTTGTTCTGGTAAGCGATATTTTGTATCGTATTCTTTATACGTTATTGACATTAATAACTACCTCCGTTGTCTAAATTTGATGATATCATTAATTGTTTAATGATGGCTGTATTATCACAGAATACGAATGTATCTATCATATCTAATAATATCTTCACATCATCAACCGACCAAGTTACCAATGATATACCGTTACTTTTCATAATTAAGCGACAATGAATACCTTGATTTTTTGTTGGTTTATTATTATCTACCTTAACTTCTATACCTATGAATAGACTTTTATAACAACATATTAAATCGGGTATGCCAGGCTCTGTTGTCATATCGCCGTGAGTTTTTATCACATAACCACCTCTCGCTTTCACAAGTCGTTGTATTCTTTCTTGTAATGATGTTTCTTTTTTAATTGCCATATTATCTCCTTGTCTCTCGTCGAGTTGCACGACTATACTCTTAGAGACATAAATAAGAGTAACCAGTTGGCTACTCTTATCTTTTTAGTCATCAAATTCTTCGCCTGTACAGAATGTACCTAAATGTTCACCTTCACCTACGTATACTGCTACATTCATCAATCTAGCAGAGACACCTGCATTACCTTTGTTATTATAAGCAAAGAATTGCATAGATACTCTAGCCATAGAGCCACTATATACTTCACTCGGGTCTAATATTTCTTCTTTCGTCTCAGCATTTATAACCTTTGGTTTGAATTTTGTAAACAATCTTATAACATATGAATTTTTATATTCTGGGTATTTCTCAATTAGAGGTATGCCATCGTTCGCAACATCATTGTCTCCGTCTTTTAAAGTATTCTTAATTACTGTTGGCATTTTACCATTAAAACAAGAATTAACCCCTTGTTCTGCTGCTGCTTTAATAGCAGCCTTCATTTTCTCAATATCTTGTGTATTTGATTTTGGTATAATTACCGTTACTGTATATTTCAAATCACCACCATTTAAACTCTCTACTGGTGTGAATATGTTTGGAAATGATACTCTCACTTTACCTGTTACTACTTGTGTATTAGTTTTTACTGACATATTCGTTTCTCCTTAAAATTTTAGTTTATTAATCATTAAATTCTGTACCATCAAATGTACTATTTGTTAAGGCAGGTCTTGCATCCGTTACTTGAACTAACGATGGCTTACCTGCAGGTTTAATAATATAATTACCACATAGGTCATTAAATAATTTTTTACCAATATTTTTTTCAAGAGTACTGATACCTAATAATTGACTAGGTTTCATATAATCTTGTTCACTAAAACCATTTGATTTTAGTGTTTCAATAACTTTATCTTCATTAGTTATTATACGAGTAGACCGACCTTCAACAAGTTTAAAACCTGGTATTTCTATTTTACCATTTATACTTGCGTCAAGTGCATATTTCTTAACACTCTCAAACCAATCTATAAATGTTGGTGCAATCAATAATACTTTAGCAATTTCAGTATTACTCATATCTGCTGGTTCAATTCTCTGTTCAATAAGTACATCACTGAACTCTTCTTTCACTTTGTCAAGTTCCATAGTAGAAAGGGCTTTACATTTACCACGTAATTTACAGAACTTACAATGTTCTCCAGCAATCAAATCACCTTTACCCTTAATAGCCAATTCTGCTCTAGGTTTCACATAATTTATTGCCCAATCGTTCAATTCTTTTACATTCAGTTCTTCTGTATCTATCCAATCTAGTCTAGGTTGGATAATTGTCATACGAACTTTTGAACAATTACATTCTCTAATATTCGCAGATATTGCACCCAATGCATATAATCTTAATTGTGGATTATCGTGTGCTGATACTCTTACACCTTTACCATATTTTAAGTCTATGATATGTATACTATCATCACCTATTATCACACAATCACTTGTACCTGAACCATTAGGAATGATATCATTAAAAGATACTTTCTGTTCAAACATTATTTTATTATAATTTGCATCGCCGTTGAATATTTCTAATACTTTATTAACATAATAATCTACATATTCTTCAAATTCGCTATTATAATATTCGCTCTCTTTGACAAAATGATTAAATTCTGCATTATATTGCTCTTGATTGATATAATTTGTCTTTAATCTCAATTTTATTTCAGCAAGAGCGTGTGCTTCAGTACCTTCTTTTGCATAAATACTAGTTTCACTAGGTTCATAACTCTCTAATATAGCAGATGGTGTACATATTAACCATCTATGTGCACTACTAGGACTGAGTAATGCGTGCTGTGTTGGTGAACTCATTATTCTTCTCCTTTCGTTTCAGTGTCTTTTTGTTCTTCTGTCTGTTTGATATTTTCGTAACTTTTGCTTGCTGCTTGTATCAGTGTATTGAATGCGTCAATTAGTTCTGTTGCTTTAATAGGACAGCCTAATTTTATACAAGCGATAATATCATTATATTGTTCTTGTGTCATATTTAACCTCCTTGTGATAATATATTAATCACGACAATAGGACTTGAACCTATATTTTTAAGTTTTACATTAAACTATGTCGTGTCATATAGTATCTTGTTGACAAGATACTATAATCAAAGGAAAAAATTTATGAGGGAACTCAAGGACAAAACAACTAAAACCTCTCATTCCCATAAAGATGACTATTTGTCATCTGTTGTACTATTATAATAAGTACTTAATAAATGTAGAAAATATTTTCCGCCGTCTTTATTAACTGCAATCTTCTCATCTTCATCTAATTGTTTTAAGAATTGAGCAATCGCAAATGCTAATTCTGGTAGAGAAATATCGTTACAATTATATTCATATACCGTCTTAAATTCAGCATTTTTATCTTCATCATTTACTTCATCTACTTTATCTATTGCAAATATTGTATTTTTTGCTAATATTACATTACTCATATAACCTCCTACTTACCTGTACTACCGAAAGCATTGTCATTTCTTAACTCACCTAAATCTTCAACAAGGTCTGGTAACAATATGTTAATAACTATTAGATTTGCTAATCTGTCATCTTTCTTCCATTCTATGATTTCAGTACTTATATTGTGTAGTATCATTTTTATCTCTCCACGATATCCACTATCTATTGCACATTGAGACAATATTAAACCTTTCTTTGCTAATGATGTTCTGACTTGCATATATCCCATTGTACCAGTTGGTAATTCTAAACCGATACCTGTTGATACTATTTTCGTTTCACCTGGTATTATCATACCGTCATTTGGCATAAATATATCTAAACCTGCATCATCGTAATGACCTCTTTCTGGTAATTTCAAATCTTCATCAAACTTTATTATTTTTATTTTCATCGTATACCTCTTCGTCGTTTAATATCTTTTTGTTTTCAAAATATTTTTTAGTTTCTTTTTTATCAAATGTATCTTTGTTAATATCAGTATATATAGAACTACGTTCGTTGTATAATTTTAGAGCGTCTATATATTTTGCATTTTGAGAATGTTTTTTTATAACTTCTCTAATTTTATCTTCATCTCGTAGATACATATGTAATGATGTTGCAAAATGAGTATAAGTACCACACTCTATATTGAGTTTATCAGCGATTATTTGTTGTAGACAAGTAAAGAAAACAATATCATATGGTAAACCAAACCATATATCATTACTTCTCATCATTGCTGTTAAATGTAACTTTTCATCTCTTATCAAAAATTGTAAACAAATAGTGCAAGGTTCATCGTGTGTGGTTATAACCTCTTTATTAGGAACATTGATATTTATAACTGCTCTTCTACTATTCTTATCTGTTTTCAACAAATTGATTATCGTTTCTAATTGATTAAAATTATGTCTATTAAAAATAATATCACCATATGCGGAATTGACTGTTTTACCGTCATCTGTCATTTTATTCCATAAACTACCAAACTGTGATATGTATTTTAAATCATTAGAACCACTCATATACCAACTTAGTTCACCACATAAATAATTATATGATAGATTTCTTACTGACAATATATTTTGTTTTGGATTGTGTATTGTAAATTGATAATTTCTTATCTCTTTCGTATCTTCTATCGTTCTACCTTGACTATCATATATAATTTCACCATTTTTCAGTATATTTTTACATATGTCTATATATACTTTGTCTATCTCTCTCATCTTATACCTCTTCGTTTAAATCGTCTAATTTACTTATAATATCTTTTGCTATATCATACGGTGTCATATGAGAACTATTATAACAAATAATATTTATATTTGGATACAAATATTTAATATCTTTCACTGTACTCTCAAAATGCTCTATAAATGTGTAATAATTGATTATCGGTTCATTTGTTAATTTACATCTAATTTCCCAATCATCTTTCTCAACAGATAGATATACATAAACATTGTTTTCTTCATTCTGTAAATCGTATTCGTAATCTCTATCAAATATCCTAGTATGAGAAATTTGAGAAATAATACCACGAGATGTAACCATATACTTATAATTACTCAATCTCTCTATATATCTTTTTAGCAAATCTTTACCTGTTTTATCTATACCTTCTATAATTACATTGTAGTATTTTAATTTGTTCATTTTGTTTACTCCTTTAATTTTATCTATAATATATTATATGATTATTTATCAAAATAATGAAACAATTTAATAACTTATTTTTTCAAAATTTTATTATATTTCATTTTTATCACTTTTCTCTAATATTTTTCTTAATTTTTCAATAGCCCTTTGTTCAATTTGTCTTATTCTTTCTCTTGTAACATTGCATAAATCTGCAACCTCTTGTAATGTCTTTGATGTACCATCATCTAAACCAAATCTGTTTATAATTACAAATTGTTCTTTTGGTTTCAATTTGTTTAATATCTTCATTATATTATTATGTCTATCATCTCGTGCAACAACAGAAAATAAATCAACGTCATCGTCAATAATCGTATCTTCGTATCTTATCTCGTTGTGGTCCGTTTTATTGTAGATTATGTCATCTAAACTGATAAGATTGAATAAATTACTTTTGTATAATTTCTCTCTCCTATCACGGTCTCTCATTATATAATATGGTACTGTTATATCAGCAAATTCATACATAAATTTTCTAGTGTATTTTTGAATAACATAATATAAATAAGTCGTAAATTTACCTTTATTCGGGTCTAATATTTTCGCAACTTTCCAAACTGCAATATTTGCACATTGTCGTAAATATTGATATCTCTCGTGATTACTGATATCTCTACCGAACCACTTTTTTAGAAAACGATTTATTATTCCACTATTTTTCTTTATCAGTATCTCTATTATATCGTCATCATTTGTTTCTTGATATAATAGACATAAATCTTCATTACTCATTTCGTACAAATCTTCTAACTTTGACAATTTAAATCTCCTTTTCATCTATGTAATTTATATTCACATTTTCAATACCCGCTTTTGACAATTTAATACCTAAATTTATAGCGTTCACAAAATCTTTGGCAGTAAATAAATCTCTATCTACGGTTGCGTCTTCTGGTGCGTCGGTCAAATTGTGTACTTCAAAATCTATACCAATGTCTTTATAACTCTCAAATATCTCTTGAATTTTGATAATACTCCAGTTACCTAACGTTTGAAATACATCTAATGTTAATTCATTATTTTCTACTTTCATATCTACTCCTAATATATACTAGTCTCGTTCTTATCATCTCTAAAACATTTAAATCGTGGAAATCTTAATGACAAATGATTATTCTCTTTACTTTGTGAGATATCAAAATATTCTACTTCTATTATTTTACCTATATAGTTGGCAGGGTCGTCAAATCTTATATTATCTGTTATACCTGCGACTTTTACTTGTATATTATGGTCGTCTGTCTCGCAAACGAACGCACCTATCGCACCTGAATATTTACCTTCACCTTCTGTACAATCTATTATTCTAAGGTCCATACTCTGTACTTTCTTATATTTCAACAAATTATTAGAACGCTTATGTTCGTAATTACCATTCGCTTTTCTAAGAATAATACCTTCACCACCTTTAGCGACAATATCTTCTAAACATTGCTCAATTTTTGTATTGTACTCACTATTAGGATATGGTGTCGTTGTACCTAATACTTTTAATATTGTACAATCGGCAGATACCATTTCGGCATAATCTCGTAATATCATATATCTATGTTTATAATCCATATCGTCAACAATTATATCATAAATATAGTAATGCAGGTTACTCTTATCTGTATACTTGCCATTTATCGCACCTGATGTCTCTGTGAAATCTCTAGTACCCGCTTTACCTAATGTCATTATTTCACCGTCAAATATATCATCAATATTTGCCCAAGACATATCAAAATCTACTTTTAATTGTTTACCAGACCTAGATTTGAACTGCCATTTGTTCAAATCGGTGTCAAAATATGCAATACATCTGTTACCATCTAGTTTCTCTTGTATATAATAATCTGTATACGGTTCAAAAGTCTCTGGATATTTCTTTGCTAACATAGGTGTCAATTCTGTTATACGATAATCTTTATCTGTATAACCTACTTTATATACCCTATTGACAATATTTGCAATTATTTCACGGATAGCAAATGGTGTACTTGCCGTTGCATTTCTTATATTCTCATCTGTTGCAGGTCTAATTAATACATTATTATAGAATGTTTTAAAATCAGTATCAATTATTAGACCTGTAAATTCATTTTCTGGTATAATAATATCGTCTAAGTACGTATAACCTAGTTTTACTACTCCATTTAAGACAGAAAAAGCAAAATGCATATCATCTCTAAGCGATGGATTTGCTATCTCAAACTTTTTAACGATAAAATTCTTATTATTTCTACTATCAGTAGACATTAATTCATTAAATAAGTCATTTAACTTATTCATTCTTTCTATTAAATTCACTTATTACCTCCTACTCTGTGATATATGATATCTGTTAAATTAGGCGTATCATCTGTCAATACCGGTACTTGAGTGCCATACTGTATAGCAGCCATAATTATTGAATACATTGTTCTCACATTCTGTCCTAGATTTTCATTCTCAAAATAGACTATCGTCAATGTATGACCTACAAAAGGACTATCAAAATGTGTCATTATACTACTCATATCTATAAGAAGATTTACATTACTTAACATTCGGTATATCATATCTCTTATTATAAAACTAGATATTATATAAACTTCATCCCTGTGTAATAGAGTAGCAAACTCATTCCAAAATTGTTTTTCAGTATATTTCTCAATAATTCTGTCAATTTCGTATTCGCAACAATTTACATTTCTTTTACTTAATTCACTCAATAATTCTTTCTTATACTTATTCTTACGAGTATCATTAATTCCTTCTAACAATATAATCATATCACACCTCTTTACATATCTCTGTTATCTCGTACGATTTATCTTTTATTTTGTCTATAATATCTCTCAAATCATATATACGATTTAACTGTTTATTAAGTCTATCTACTACCCTTTGACAATCATTCTCTGTTAAAAATGATGCCAATCTTTCTTCTATTATCTCCATTCTGTTGTTTATTAACTGTATATTATACTCATTAAATGCGTCATCATATCTTACGACATACATTTCTTTGTATTCTTCGGTCATTTATTTACTCCTTTTTCTTAAATTCTTATAAAATATCTCTTGTGCTTTTAATTTCATTATGTAATAAGATATATGTACATTTATTTTTGATATTTTATTGTATAATTTATTATTTATAGGTAATTTTACACTTGTAGTTATATAATCATATGATTTTACCGGTATATAATAATATAGATTTTTAGCACTATCTATATATTCTGTCGTATAATCTGTAAACTTATACAAATCGATAATATCTACAAGTTCATTTGTTATTATTTTTAATATATCTGCTTTATTCAATTCAGTATCTTTACTCATAATTACATAAGTAGCATCATCACCTACTGCTAATAATAAATTCTCATCGTTACATATCTTATAATACGACAATAATGTATTCAACGCGTTGATTTTAATATATTCTCTATTATAATTTTGATTAGTCGTATCACAAAATACATCATTCTCATTGTTATTATGACAATATATAACAATAATATTGTGATTATAACAATAATTTGCGAGTTTATTTTTAAATTGTCTATTTATTTTATCGTCATATAAGAATAATGTTAAATCACATTTGGTATTATCAAAATTATCTAGTACTCTAAAACACCCACAGTCATAATTGTCTATATAAATTGGATAACTACCGTTTCCTTCATCAATTACTCTATACTTGTCTCTATAATTATGAAAATTACCTTCATAATAGTCGTTTACTAATTTTTTATAAATGTTATTCATTTTAATTCTCCTTTAATCTACTCACTTCTAGTCTTTATTACTCAAAAACTCATATTTGTTGTGATTTTTACGCCATTTTAAAAATCGTCTATAACCTGCTGATGATAAATTACCAAATTTCTCATCTAGTATTAATTTTATCTCATTAACAGACATACCTACACTCAATAATGATATACGTAACAATTTAATCATATCATCAAGTTTATTATCATTAGAACTAGTATCTTCTATAATCTCACTCAACACAATGTCATCATCCACCAATAATGGTGTATCTAGTGATATTATCATACCACTAGATATTAATTTGTTAAATCTATCTAATCTATACGACATTTTTATAAAATTATCACAAGATTTACGGATATAATTCAATGAACCTAAATACTTATTCTTCTTGTATAATAGACATATAACATAATAAATATCACTCAGTACACTATCTTTATCCGCTGAATATTTATTACTCAAATTAGAACTGAGTGCTTTAATAAAATCACTATGGTCGTTTAACCATAAATCTAATGGTGGGTTCTTATAACAAATAATATTATCTATTACACACTTATCATACATTAATTTTATGTCATCTAATGTTATTTCACTATTAGACTTATCTAACCATAATGTTATACCTTTATTTGACACATAATAACCAATTATGTGATATTTATCTAGTGAGATATCTATCTCGTCTATGTTCTCAAATTTTATAATCTTCATAAATTTTACTCCTTAACCTATTCTTCTTAAACCACCGAATAATGGTTGTACTGCAATCGAACCGAATTCACTGAACTCTGGTCTATCTATACACCATACATATGCGTCAACTATATAATAATTACCTGCTTTATATGGTTTATAACTTATAAATAACATTGAATATGTCTCCTCAAACTCATTATACTCGTGTGTTACGGCATATACCAGTATCTTATATTCAGTCTCAATCTCTTTTATTTTCTTCATTAACTCATCGTTTTGATATGCCCAGTATCCAGCACCTTGCGGCTCAAACCAACACACATCACCTAGTTTCTCAAAACCTACAACATATGGTTCATAGACATTTAGTATTCTCAAATATTTTACAGCAATATCTCTTAAATTACTCATAATTTACTCTCCTTACCACTCTTTTTATAGACTATGTGATTACAAATATCTGCTGATACACGATTACGAATATTACTATCTGTAACAAATAAATTTATTAATGTTCGTAACGCAGCAGATATTTGACCTTCATAACCCATTATTCTCAAATTCTCAGCAAATAACTCTTTCATCTCTCTATCTATGTAAAAGTTAAATAACTGAGATTTTCCTATTGATTGATTATTTATTTTTTTTGGCATTCTCTTCTTTCATTCTCCTTTTAGATATTATAGATATTATATCATAATCTCAATTTTAAGATATATAATATCAATTTTAAGATATGTAAATAAGATAGGTCTTATAAGATTATGATTATAGATTCTATAAGATTTATATATCTTAAAATTATTTATAAAATTATAAGTATTATAGCAGTCTATAATACTTAATGAACGGTATAGTTTATATAATATAAAAGATAGGTACTAACTAATGATTAAACTTTAAAGAACAATAATAATTCAACTTAGGAAAATTGACCTTTATAATTATTTATGGTTTTAATACGGACCATATTAACCGTTGAAATAATTTCATATACCGTTCATTAAGTATTATAGTAGTCTATAATACTTAATCAATTTGTGAATACTGATTATTCAGCATTCATTGCTTCTAGTTTAGCAAGCATAGCAAGAATATCATTTTTCTTCTTCTCAATTTGTTTAGCCTTTCTAGCAGCCTTTTGTTCTGGTGATAATGGACCACGAGGTGCTCTAGGTCTATTCTGCTTATTCTCTTGTGATTTCTCAATCAAAGCGACATAAGTTTCTCTATCTTCATCACTCATACAATCAATGAATGATTTAGGACCATTATTGATATTAATCGTCGTACCATTCTCTAATGCGTATAATGCAGCCTCTAACTCTTCTTTGGTCATTTCACTTAATGACTTCTTAGTCCTAGAATTTTTGGCTTCTTTATATACATTCATCGCCTCTTCAACAATACGAGTATATTCAGCAGCATCTTCTTCGTCTAAATATTCTATTACAGATTTCTTAGGACCACCTACTAATCTCTTACCAGCGGTCTTAACTGGTATAACACACTCATTGTCTATTTGTTTCTCCATAAACAAATCTTCACTGATAAATTGTCTATTAGAACTATTATTGGCAGGTAGATGAATTATCTTCTTACCTTCTTCACAGAACTCACTGGTATAACGTTTATCAATGTGAAATTTACATTCTACGGCCTCTTGACCTTCTTCTTGTGCAAAATATGCATCATCTTGTTTAAAAACTTTTAACATAAATACTCCTTTGACAGTTTATTGACTTGACGGTCAATTTATCATTTCTCTAATCATTTTTAATTTTATGATTATAATATATTATATGATTATTATAATCATTTAATGAAACAATTTAATAACTTATTTATATCAGTGTTACTAATTCTTCAGCGTCATTAATACCATAACGACAATACATACAATCATTTAAAGTCTCACGATTAAAACCACAGATAGAGGTTACTAGTCTCAACTCATCTTCTGTGAATAGACTTTCTTCTATCAATTTATCAAATAACTCTATATCAGTCATATTATACTCCTTTTATGCGATTAAGACTGTCTAGTCGTTCTTGTAGATATGATATCTGTTCTTCTCGTGTCATTTTAGACAGATTATCATTTATAGTTTTATTACGAATGAGTGTCTCTTTACGCTTATTTTTTATTTCTTCTGCCTTTTGTCTCTCTAACTCTAATTTATGATTATATTTAGATAGATATAGAGATAGAACATCTGTAAACTCGTTAGAATTGTCTATACGCTGATACGCACTTATTGGACAATTTTTATTATCATATACAATATAAGTCTTTATTGATTTATCATTTATTATATCTATTGGTATATTAGTCATTATCATCTAACTCCATTTTAGCATATTTATCATTAATGTCGTTTCTCAATAGATATACTTTAAGAGTTACAATCTTATCGTCTACACAAGCGTGTTGCTGATATTGACAATATTCTGTTGACAATATGTCGTGTTGACAATTAAAATTTATCATATGGGTCTCGTTTGTCATACTATCATTAGATACCCTTGACAATAAATTGATAACTGTCTCGGCAAAATCTTCTTTCGCCGCTTTCATAGACTTATATATTCTTAAACTCGGTTCATTAGTACTGTCTCGCATTATTTCTTCTACAATATATATTTTCTTAACTTTCTTAAACATTATTCATTTACCTCCGCTGATATAAGAGATACTACATAATTGTCTATTGTTATAGAGTATGTATTATCATCATTCTCGTTACAATTTGACTTTATATAATGACGAGTATCATCGTTATTATATTCTTCATTTTCTAATGTTATTTTGTCAATCATTAATGATACCGATGTGTAAAAATACGCCGATGCTTTTTCGTGGTCTTTAAAGATTTTTCTAGTGGTACACTCTGGTATATCTTTATATTCTCTCGTTACAATATAAATTAGTTCTTTTTCCATATTAATACTCCTTTCATTAGTTTATTGACATAATGAGGTCAATATTATTTTAGTTTTTAGATATTTTATTAGACCAAGAGTTTTTAGACTTTTTATCTAAGTACTCTTGTTCTTTATTTTTCTGGTTCAGTTCATCAATATAACTCCATTCAGGGTGGAACTGTGATGTACCCGGTCTCATTCCATAGATAAAGGTGAAATCACGGTCTAACTCTAATCGTGGTGTACATTCATAATATTCTCTCCACTCATCATAAGTCCAAATAGTTATATCTTCTATTGATACGTGATAAAACTCACAGAACAATTGGACAATAGTAAGATTTCTCTTATTAAAATAGTCGTCTATCTCATCTCTTGTCATACCAGTACAATGGTACGCCCATTTCACTAAGTCATTATGCAAACGCTCATCTTCATAGGCGAGATTATTAGGACTGGTAATTGCTAATAATTGCCAAGCCTCAAAACGGTATCGTTCAATATCGTGTTCACGAGAACTACGAGTATATTTGACATTTGAATTATTCGCAAAGTTACCATAATGTGCGTCATATTGTTCGTCTATAACAATATAATAACCATTATCGTCTAACTCGGGTTCGACACCTTGTGACAATAGACGATTTCTAAGGGAACGATACATTCTTATCTTATCGTTCTCAGTACTTATAACATAAGAATGTCTTTGATTAAGGTCTGTACGAGGAAGACGAGACGATTGTCTTTCCGTTGGGTAATTATGTTCAACACCTTTATCACTTCGTTCTTTACGTTCTTTCGGATAATTGTGCTTTCTGCCTTTATCCTTTCGTTCTTTACGATTTGCAAGTTCTAATTGCTGTATTCGTTCTATTAATAATTGTCTTTCGTCTATATTATTCTTGCTGTTCATAAAACCTCCTTATTTATACTTCGTTCTTTTAAACAATTAAATATCTGTTTATGATTGAGGAACGGTTTAATCTAATTTGCTTTTAGTCTCTTTAATCTTCTCTTGTAAATTAAATCTAAATTAAATTCAAATATATTGGTATCAAGGTCTCTTTTATATCTATTATATATATATATATATCCCTATATTATACTATATATTTTTTTTATTTAAAGATTACTTAGATAATATATTAAATTTTAGGACCTTGATACCAATATATTTAAATTTAATTTGTTTCTAAAAATCTTCAAATTTAGCCTCTACTGTCTCAAAATAGACCAAAATCTACTGTTCTAATCTTCAAATTTAGCCTCTACTG